ATGATTATCTCAAAATTACTAAAAAATTTCACGCTTAGCTGTTTAGCTGTCTTTACCCTCCATCAATCATGTATAGCAGGTAACGGTACCTTTTCAAACGAAAAAGAGCATGGTGACTGGATAACAGGATCATTTGTTATGGATGGTCAAAAAACAGCAAGAATTGGTACTAAATATGTACAGGATAACGTTGGTATCTTTCTTGATTTTTTAACTCCTGAGCTTTATCTCATTGAAATTGTCAGAACAAAAGATCAAACTGATAGAGGAATGGAACCTAAGTACTACCTGATGGATATTGCAATTGCAGTAGATGATAATAAAAGCTATAAATTCGAAGCTAAATGTGCTGAAGACGAAACTGTAAGTGAATGCTTTGTACCTCAAAGCAAGAATGATGAGTTAGTAAAATTGTTCAAAAGTGGGAATAAAGTCAATTTTAAGATAGGAAATTTAGATCTTTATTTCAGTCTGTCTGGCTTTTCTAAGGCATTTAGCAGAGCATCAAGACTTGTAAAGTAAGGTTTCAATAAAAAAAATCCTGCCACATTTGGCAGGAAATGAGGGATTATCTATCTTATTTTTAATCATTTTTACAATATTAAAAATATTTTTCTTATGTTTTAATAAGTTAATATCTAAAATCACCTCTATAAAGTAGTAAAAATATCGTTAAATTTGTATAATTTCATAAATTGTTATCCACCTTTCTGGGTAACACTTTGGATCACATGGATATCATTATGAAATTTACAGATAAGACTATCAGAGCTCTTAATGTTCCTGAAGACAAGAGTTCTATTAGAGTTACCATCACTGACAACTTATCAGTTCTAGCTAGAAGATGCGCTAATGGAAATATCACTCGTTCTTACTGCTTTAGAACCACTATCAATGGCAAACGTCATCAGGAATTTTTAGGATCAGTTTCAGACGTAACTCTTGATATGGCATTAGCAATGCTTAAAGAACGTTATGATCTTGCACTGAAAGGTTATAAGCCTAAAGAGTACATCAAAGAATATAATCAAAGACTAGCCGTTAAACTAAAAGAACAAGAGTACACACTTCAAAATACTTATGATGATTTCTTACGAACAAAATCTTATTCAAAAAATACTGTAAAACATCTTCGTGGGCTTTTATCCAAGTTAGGTGCTATAAAAGACAAACCCTTAGCAAAGATAACTTTTATTGAAGTCAGAGATATCATTAACAGCACTATTTATTCAAATAAAATAACTGCTGCAAAAAGAATTGCTGATTTCTTTAATCAGCTTGTAGATTTTGCAGTTAATAACGAGAAATTAGAAAATAACAATTTTCAAAAACTAAAAAAGCTGATCCCCTCTCATACAGTCACACATTTAAAATCTGTAGATCCTGACTTTCCAGAAGATGGAATAAAAAAAATATTGTCAGAGGTTTTAAGTAATTTTAAGAATCAAAGATATGTAAATTACATAATCTTCGGGTTCTTTGTTTTAGTTCGACCTATTGAAGCAGCATCTGTTGAATTAGAAGATATTGACAATAAAAACAATGTAATCAACATTAAGAAAACAAAAACAGGAATAAATAATTTTAAGGTACCAATAACACCTGAATTTAAGCTTCTTTTAGACAAGATCTGCGACAAAGAACGACCAGGAAGAATATTTAAAATAGCTCCTGAGACAATCAGAAGTAAAACTTTAATCGAATTAAAAAAACATAACATTGATTTTATGCTTCATGGTTGGAGAGCTGCGGGAATGGCATGGATGGTTCATAATGGCATTAACTTATTCACAGCTGAAGCATGTCTAACTCATGCTATTGGTAACGCAATCACAAGAGCTTACATGCGATCATCATTGCTTCAAGAAAGACGTGAAGCTATGGAGAAGTGGCATAAGTTTTTGTATGGAGTGCTAAAAGAGCTAAAATATTTTAGTGATTAACATCACTTTTTTATTATTTTGCTCAAATAAAAACTTCAATATCGAGCTTTATTAGTAATTATTCCTAATATTTTTATTTTAAACTATTTTATAACAAGTTGATTTATCGTTATTTTTAACCGTTGACATCCTTGTTGACCCCTATTAGAATAGATTTGTAGCATGAAATAACTGTATATATAGATTGTTACGTAAATTTCATCGATAATCCTGTAAGAAGAAGCACCTCATTGTAGGTGCTTTTTTCGTTTCTACACACTAATTTTATTTTTGCGAGGTATTTCATGTTAGATGCGGTGTTTAACTCATTAGCACCATACTGTTACTACCTTGCAGCAGGAATAATCGCATGTATCGTAGCTTTATGCTTTGACATCTTAAAAGGACAACCTCCTGAGAACTACAAGAAATGTATTGAAGCTGTCCTCTGTGGATGCATTGCTTTTGCTTTGTGTGGGTGGGTACAAAGTCATTACTCAAGCATAACTAAGTCTGACTGTTTGTATCTAGCTGTTGGTATTGGTGCAATCGGTGCAGGTCGCATTACAGAGATCACTCTTAAACTTGTACTGAAGCGCTTTAATCTTAACGAGGATCATTATGCCAAAAAAGATTAAACGCTCATTTAGTCATTGTTTATGTTTGACAGTGATGTGGTCTGTTGAGATTGGCTTAGCCGTTGTGCTTTCTGCTAACGGCTTTGCTTGTTTGTACATGTTCATTTCTCTACTGGCCTTGTTAGGCTGTACTTTCTTTGGTCATCAATCATCATGATTTTACGTATTCCAATGCCTGTAAGTGCAAATGCTCGATTAACAAGATCTTACAGAGGTAGAGGAATGGTTGAGACATCAAAGTACCGTTCATGGAAAGAACAGGCAATTTGGTTAATCAAATCTCAAATAGATAAACCATTCTCCCCTGAAGCAAAAATCCACGTTGATGTAACACTTCATTTTCCTGACAAGCGCAAACGTGATGTAGACAATCCTATGAAAGGTTTTCTTGATGCATGCTCCATTGCTGGCGTCTGGAATGATGATTCACAGGTAGATGTTTTAAATATTAAGCGTGGTGAGCTCCAGCCTCACAACGGTGAATTAATTGCAACGATAACAGAGATTTTATAAATGAAGATTAGTAGTCATGCCATTGCCCTTATTCAGAATTTTGAAGGTTTAAGAACTACAGCATATAAGCCTGTATCCAGTGAGAGCGGATGGACTATTGGTTATGGTCACCATGGACCTGATGTTAAAAAGAATTCTATTTGTACAGAGATTGAAGCAGAGCACCTTTTAAAATCAGATCTAGAAAAGATTGAACGTCAGGTTATAGCAGCATTAAATGCCGATGAAATTGAAGTTACTCAAGGCATGTTTGATGCCCTCTGCAGTTTACTCTTCAACCTATCAGGTAAAAAAACTAAAGACGGACGCTGGTTATCTCCTATTCAGGTTTTAACAGGTTATAAACTTTGGTCTAAGATGAAAAATGGCGATAAGTATGGCGCATCGCTTGAGTTCTTAGATATTAACAAAGCAGGCGGTGTAGTTCTGCCAGGATTAACAAAGAGAAGACAGGCTGAACAGAAACAGTTTCTTTCTTAAGATTTCCACGTGTTCAGGTGCTTGTGACAACATGTTTCAGGTATTTGAAAATCTCCTTCTTTGCTGTCAGAAGTAAAACAGACAGCTCACACTTATGAGTGATTTACTAGTCTTTGTCGGTTTCGCTAGTAGATTGCTCATAAGTGTGAAGTAAACTTTTGTTAAATTGATTTATAACAATTCATTAGTCTAATAATGAATATCAAGGTGTTTGCTTCACACCTTAATAGCAAGAATCGCAAGACGCTAAGAAAAGAATTTAATATTTTAATTCTTAACTTGATAATGTGTATTATAGTGTGTATAATTTTATATGTAACTTAATTATTGTGAGGTCAAGCTAATGAGCAGTGATGAACTGATTAAGTTATTAAAGGCAAACGGCTGGGTGCTTGTTTCTTCAAAAGGTGATCATTTCACTTTTAAGCATCCTAATTATGCAAAAATAATAACCATTACACATCCTAGAAAGGATATGAAAAAAGGTTTATTACATAGCATTTTGAAAACTGCAAACCTTAAATAACACAAAAGAAGAGATTGAAATATATCTCTTCTCTAGTGATTAGGAGTTTACATATGAAGTACTACATTGCTATAGAGCCAAAAGATGCAAATAATGAAGATTATGGTGCTATGCTTTTGGATTTTGAAGGCTGTACTGCTCAATCAGAAACTTTAGATAAGCTATTGGTTGATATTGCAGAAGCTGGAGAAGAATGGGCAAAGGTTGCAAGTGAGAATAATATAGATATTCCTCAACCTAGCGATATTGAAACTTTAAAAACAAAATATCCTAATTTAGATGATTTTGTTTTAGGTGTCGTTGATTTAGATTTATCAAAATTAACAGACAAAGTAGAAAGAATAAATATTACTTTATCATCAAAAGTGTTAAGACGTTTAGATAGGTTAGCTCAATCTATTGGAGAAACTAGATCGGGTTATATAGCTAAATTAGTTACACATAATTAACACTTTATTTGCTCAAAAAAAAGGGTACTCGCATGAGTACCCTTTTTTATTGCTTATTCGTTTTTTTTAAGAGCTTTATGCGCAAGTTACAAGCTATCTTGTACTGCTTGCAATGTTAATAGGTTTAATTTCTTATATTGTTTATGGATCTTAAATTATTTTTAATTGTAGCTACTATGTCAGCTGTCATTGGCTCCTGTTTTGGTGTCACCATTACAGCCAAGCATTACAGAGCTGAAATTGCACAACTGCAGACTGAAGCTATAAAAGCAGATCAAGAAGCTACAGTTAAGCAGCTTAATAGAGAACACTATTGGCAGGAACAACAGAGACAAGCTGACAAAGAGGCTAACAATGAACTTCAGAAGATTCAAGATAAATATGATAAAGCTTTGTCTATGCTTAATAATCGTAAATTTTCTAACAGCATGCACTCAGACAGTGGCAGTTCCAACAGAACAACATTGTCCACAAATTCCACTTCTTCCAGAGAGGCTAAAGCAACCTGTGAATGTGGACAACTTAGACAGGACAGAAAAACTCTTGCAGAGTATGTCCTTAAGCTCTCAGCTAAGTGTGATGAGATTGCAGTTGAACGTAATGAGTTAAGTAAACGGTATCAAAGCTTAACGGAGTAAGTATGAATATAACTCGAGCCTATACATTAGGATTTTGTTGTGGTTTAGGCTTTAGTTATCATAAACTCCATAAATTAAGTTTTGATGCTTCTACCAACAATCCGTATTGGATAACGACCAAGAATGGAAAGCATTTTCTTATTGACGAAGATGGTGTTATTCAAAGCGGTAGGTTTAAGAATATAAACATTGATAAGTTACATAATGCCTCTAAGGAAAAGAAAGTTAAAGGCAAAGATCAACTAACCTATTCACGAATTTTTAATACCTACAAGTACGAAGATCGTTTGCCAGACAGTGTTAAAAGTTACTTTGACAAAATATATTTAACAAAACCTACCATTAGACAATTAGAAGCACGCTCTAGTATAAAAAATGATATATCTAAAGTTAAAAACTTATATTCAGTAACAAAAGAAATAACATTAAATAATCATGGTTTAACTAAGCTACCATCGTTAACAAATGATGTTTGTAACGAGCTTAAGATTAAGCATGATAAAGATATTGTATTAACTTATCCTTCAATGTGCAGAATTCTTAATGGTCACCCTGAATTTGATAAAGAAATTTTACAAAAAGGACTTTCATTAGGTTTTTATGGAAGAGTTAATCGAACTATAGTAAAAAGCAGAACTAACAAAGATAGAATTCAGTTTACTTTACCATTAGTGGATAAAAAGATTGAAATTGCTTTTGACTTAAAAGAAAACGAAGAAAACTATGAAATTATGCATTGCGTGATTAAAAATAATTAGGATAGCCGAAGAGGAGGGGTACGAGCCATTATTAAAGATACTTCTATCTCCCCAAATATGGTTATCAGTCGCTCGAATTTCTGATGCAACTTCGGCTACGTCAAGGCAAGGCAACTCGCCCGCTATTATTATAGTTTAGCTTTTCTAATTTTTCAAAACGGTGTAATCATGCCAAAACTAAATCCAAAAGAAGAAAAGTTTTGCATTGCTTACGCTTCTAATGCAAATGCAAAACAATCTGTAATAGATGCCGGCTATTCAATGAAAGGAAATGCAGCAGGCTCTTATGGTTATAAGCTGTTACAGAAAAAACATATCAAACAGAGAATTAAAGAACTAGCTGATGAGGCTAATTCAAAACTTATTGCAGATAAAAACGAAATTCAAAAAATCTTAACCTCAATCGCTCGTGGTGAAGCTAAAGAAGAGCAGTTAATGGTAGTTAGCAATAAAGGAATGGGTGACGTTGTTCACGACTTTAAACTACCTTCTAATTTTGACCGAATCAAAGCAGCAGATCTTCTGGCTAAGATGCAAGGTGCTTACGATACTTCAACTAATGTTAACGTTTCCCCTGTAATAATCGTTGGTGAAATGCCTGATGACTACTAAAGTTTCACAATTGCTTGATATAGTTGGTCACAATTATGGCGATTGGTGGAACACAAAGAAACGTTATGTAGTCTGTAAAGGTTCAAGAGCTAGTAAAAAATCAAAAACTACTGCATTGTGGCTTATATACCACATTGTAAAAATGCCATTAGGTAATGCACTTTGTGTAAGACGTTACCAAAACACCATCAGAGATAGTCAGTTTTCTGATCTGCAGTGGGCATGTGAACGATTTGGCATTAAGAACTACTTCACGTTCAAGACCTCTCCTCTAGAGATTGTTTACAATCCTACAGGTCAAAAGATCTTGTTTCGTGGATTAGATGAAGGTCAGAAGATCACTTCTATTTCCGTGCCTAAAGGTTATCTTTGCTGGGTATGGATTGAAGAAGCATATGAGATTGTAGACGAAGAAGCTTTTAACAAGTTAGATATGTCTTTTCGTGGTCAGATGCCTGATGATTACTTCATCAGAATTATGATCACCTTTAATCCATGGTCTGAACAGTCATGGTTAAAGTCACGCTTTTTCGATGAACCTTCCGAACTTACATTTACCAAGACAACTAATTACCTCTGTAACGAGTGGTTATCTGAAGCTGATCATGCTTTATTTGAAGACATGAAAAAGCGCAATCCTCGCAGATATCAAATTGAGGGATTAGGTGATTGGGGTATTGCAGAAGGCCTTATTTATGAGAATGTAGAATGTCGAGAGTTAAACGACAGAGACTACATTGGAGCACCTCGCAGATATAAAGCGTTCTTTGGTTTAGATTTTGGTTTTACTGATCCTACAGCTTTTGTTGGTGGATTTGTTGATACTGAGAATAAAGAGATTTTTATCTGTTATGAGCTATATCTTACCAATGTTACCAATCAAGAGATTGCAAAACACATAAAGAATGACATTGGATTAAGAGGTGAACCTGTTTATTGTGATGCAGCAGAGCCTAAATCTATTGAAGAATTGCGTAGAGTTGGAGTTAACGCAAAGGCTGCTCCTAAAGGTCCTGATTCTGTAAATTATGGTATTCAAAAGATACAGAACTACAAGATCATCTATTCTCCTAAATGTACAAACTTTGAACATGAAATCAAAAATTACTGTTGGGAAAAGGATAGATTAGGTAAACCAACAAACAAACCTAATCATGAGTTCAGTCATTGCATGGATGCACTTCGTTATGGTCTTGTAGAGTTAAAAGACACTCAAAATAGAGTTTCAGAAGCTAATTTAAGACTGTTAAAACAAGGCAGAAGAAGGTTTTAATGTATGTCATGGTTCATTTGGTTTGTCTTTCTAGTAATTATAAGCCCTGTGATTTTAGAATTGCATAAATAAGGTATTTATCATGTTTTCACCATTATTGTCTTTAGAGTATGCTTACAAATTCTGGTATAACTTAAGTCAAGAAGTAAAAGAACATCAGCGTGATGTTTCTAAGACATACCTTTGGTTAAATGTAGCTTTAATTGCAGGCTTAAAAGCAATGCCTGTTCATCAGGATTTGTATTACATTGCAGTTGCGATGACATTTACTTCTACAGCTTCATTGATTCTTGGTTGTATGTCGTTAAGTGGCTTATTCACAGGTTCAACTTATCTACCAATGGACAAGTTTAGAGCTTTGTATGATGAGTTAAAAGAAGACGACAAATCAGTTAAAGATATTCTTTACGACTATGACAAAGTAATTGCCAATTTAAAGGTTCAGATTGCACGTAGAGGATGGCTATTGAGAGTTCAGTCAATCTTATCGATTATTTCATTATTGCTGTTCTTTGTCTTGCTATAAGAGGTAAATATGAAACGTGATTGGGATGTCATAAAAGTAATCTTAGAGAAGATTGAAAATAATTCTTTAGATTCATTTATCAATGATGGATTAAGTGTAAAACCACCTTATTGTATTTCAGATGAAGTATTACTTGGTCATATAGAAATTCTTGTAGATGCTGGAATAATAAAGCATGCTGAAGTGCAAAGAAATTCTGATGGTTCTTTTAACTTTTGGGATTTAAGAGGTGTTTATATAACCATGTCAGGACATGATCTTTTAGATGCACTACGAGATCAAAAAATTTGGAATGCAATTAAACTTAAATCAAAACAGATTGGGATTTCGCTTAGTTGGGAATTTATCAAAGCATCAATACCAATTGTTATTCAAAATCTAGTTAAATAATTACAAAAGAAGGCACCGCAAGGTGCTTTTTTATTGCCTATGAATACTAAAGAACAAAAAGCAGAAATTAAAGAGACCAAAGCAAAGAAAAAGATCTCTCCTGAAGAGTTACTTAATCAGTTGCTTATGCCTAAAAGAACAGCTGAAGCATTTGATACCTTAGAAAAGGTTAAGAAAGCTTTCTCTTTGCCTGTAACGTTAGGTTGCAAAGAAAATACACGTCTTGCAATGGATTCTGCTTTTGAAAGTATTGGCGGTTTTGATTCCATTTATCAGAGCTTACAGCAACATGCCTTTGATATGGGACAGTTCCCTGTTACTTCATTTGTAGGTTATGGAGCACTACAGCAGATCGCTCAGCAAGGTATGGTTAGAGCTTGTATCTCAACCGTCGCTGATGACATGTCAAAAAAATGGATCGAGCTAAAAGGTGGAGAAGACACTGATCCTGACAAGATCAGTAAACTTGATGATTTAATCAAGAACAAGTATCGCATTCAATCATTATTCCATGATGCTTTTACAACAACAGGCTACATGGGAGGTTGCTTTATCTTTATAGATACAGGTTCAGATGAACTTGATTTGCCACTAGCAATTAACAATCAGTCAGCTGAGATTGATCCTAAACATAATCTAAAGTTCATCGTGGTTGATCCTGTTAACGTCTCACCTGCCGAATACAACGCTTACAATCCTTTAGCATCTGATTATATGAAGCCTAAATATTGGTATGTGTTAGGTAAGAAAGTTCATAAAGACAGATTACTAAGAATTGTTGATAATGAACCTCCTTTACTTCTAAAACCAAATTACAACTTCTTAGGTATTCCACAAGCTCAGATTCTATGGGATTACATTCTTCACTTTAATGAGTGCAGGACATACACAGCAAAGCTACTGCAAAAGATTTCACTTCTTGTAGTTAAAACTGATATGGATGCAATTCTGAATAGTGACGCTCAAGGTATTGCTTTCTTTGACGCAAAGATGGCTATGTTAGCCCGTTACAGAGATAACGATTCAATCTTTGTGTGTGATAAAGACAGTGAAGATGTAACTAATGTGCAAACTACAGTAGCAGGCTGTACAGATATTGTTAAACAAAGCCTAGAAATGATTTGTGCAATTAACCGAGTACCTGCTGTTAAGCTACTTGGTATCTCTCCTTCAGGCTTTAACGCTACAGGTGAATCTGACCTTAAGAATTACTACGACCACATTTCTTCTAAACAGGAACTTCACCGAGATGCAATTCAGCGTTGTATCAATGCTATTGAACGTGCTGAATTTGGAGAGATTGATCCTTCAATTACATTCGACTTTGTAGCTCTTGATGTTGAGAACAGAGCATCACAGGCTATGACAGCTCAAACTAAGGTAGGTGCATGGGTTCAGTTACTTGATAGACAGGTTCTAAGCGCTGAAGAACTTCGTGAAGCTGTTAAGAATGATCAAGACATTGGCCTTGATTTTATCGACAGTGAAATGCCAGAAGAACTGCAACAAGCTCAAGCACAAGCAATGCAGAATGGCGAGCAGGAAGATTTTAAGACAGACGATCCATTTACACAGATGATGAATGAGGCTAAGAATGAAAAAGCTGAGAACAGCGAGAGTAATCGAGCCGAATCAGTGGCTTCTCAAAACCTTTCAAAAGAAGGTTCTGAAACTTCAAAGTGATTTTCAACGTTATGTTTTAAATCAAATCATGCTCAATCTGGACAGTGAAGCAATGCTTACAACAGATGCTTCATTGTCTAAACCTAAGACACAGGCAGAACGACAGCAATTACTAAAGCTACAGCGCAAGATACTGCGTTCAATGGCTAAAGCTGATCCTGAATGGCTTAAGAACCATATTGATGATTTTATAAATCGAAATATAGGTTCATGGGCTACAGGATTAAACAGCATTTCAAGACAGCTTTGTGACTGGTTCATACGCAATCAGGTTGCAACAGTCAGTTTTGCTCAGAAACAAGCTCTTAAAGCAGCAGGGTTTAATCTTGATTACCTGAAAAGAAAATGGACAGTACCTACCATTAAAAAACAGTTCATTTCCCCTTCTATTGCATCTCAAATGGAAGGAATGATTAAAGAGAATGCAGCTTTAATCACAAAGATTTCACTTAACGATGTACAGCGTATTTCTGATGTTGTTCAAAAAGGTTTGCTAGGTGGAGACAATCTTTCAGATCTTCGCATTGTCTTAGGTGCAACACAAGGTTTTGACAGAGCACGTGTAGAGCGTGTTGTAAGTGATCAGGTACATAAATCAAGTATACAGATACAAATCAGCAACGCAAAGGATTTAGGAATTCAATACGCTATCTGGAAACATGTACCTGGCAAATACACGTCAAGAGAAACTCACAGAGCTTTTGATGGTCAGCGCTATGACATCTCTGTAGGACTGTATGACAGTGATGTAAACAAGAATGTTTTGCCTGGTGAACTGCCTTACTGTAAGTGCGGTTTTCGTATGGCTTTACCAGAGTGGTGTCGTAACTCGTCTTAGTCGTAGTTACATCTTAACTAAGACGACTTCTAATTATAAATATAGGTCAAATCATGCCAACAAGTTTAGCTTTTGACAATTTCTCAATAGATAAAGATTCAGTAAGAACTGTGGACGACAATGGTTTTCTTCATGTTGCTGTTTCCCCTGTGACTAAAGAACAGGTAGCACCATACTATGGACATGAGATACCTAATCATGAAGAACTTGGTTTTGAATCTGATGTCATTTATCACGGTTACAGACCTGCATCAGAATTATCAAAACCTGACACTATTCAGAGTTTAAACGGCATTCCAATTCAGTTTGAGCATCACGCTGATTACGCAAATGCGCCTGCTAAAGATACTCGTATTGGTTCTACTGGCGATGATGCCAAATGGGAAGCACCTTATCTTACTAATTCACTTCATTTTCACGATGCTAAGGCTATTAACCGTATTAAAGACGGTTCAATGCGTGAGCTAAGTCTTGCTTACAGATACACGCCTGTAAAAAAAGAAGGTGAGTTTGATGGTCAACATTACGATTTCGTAATGACTGATATTAATTGTAATCATGTTGCTCTCGTTGAAGAGGGCCGTGCGGGACATGATGTACTGGTGGAAGACGCACAAATCAAGGAGAAAAATACAATGGCTGATAATGCAGCAATTGAAAATGCCGAGAAGAACCTTGCACAGTCAATTCTTGACCTGCACAAGGCAAAAGAAGGCGACATGGTTGATAAGGATAATACTCCTGCAACTGACGGTAAGCTTGAAGCTTTAATTGAAGCTATCAAAGCTAATGGTGATGAAGACAAGTATAAAGACATTTTAAATTCAGCTGAAGACGATGATTTGGAAACATCAGAACCTGCTGAAGACGATGATCTTGATACTTCTGATAATGGTTCTGAACATGAAAAGCCTGTAGATGCTACTGATGATGATCTTGATGATACTGATTCAGCTAAGGATGAAGAACCTAATGACAATGCTCAGGCAGAAGACGATGACGATAAGGTCATTGGCGATGCTTTAAAACAGTGTGGATTAGATGAAGCTTCACCAGAGCTTAAGAAAGCATTCATTACAGGCTTTAAGCTTTCATCCGAAAAAGATAAGAATACAGATAAGTCATTAGGTCAGGATGCACAGATTAAAGTAGCGGTTAAGGCTGTTAACAGACAGCTAAAGCTTAAATATGCAGCTGCTAATGAGTGCAGACAAATTTTAGGTAATGTTGATGCAATGGCTTTTGACAGCGCAGGTCAGATTTACCGTGAAGCAGCTAAGAAGCTGGGCATCAGAAATTACAATCAGTTAACAGGCAAAGCAGCAAAAGCTGTAATCAGCGCATTAACTGCAACTAAGGACAAGAGAATTGTAATGGCTACTGATTCAGCTCCTACAGCAAAGAATAGTGCTATTTCAGAAATTTTAACAAATGTTCAGGTAGGAGTTTAATAAATGTCAATTTTACAGAAGACTGTCGGTCTATACCCTGCTAAAGGCTTTGAAGGTCAGCAGGTAGTTGTAGGTCAGGCGTTTTATACAGATACAAACTACTTCTCATACGGTACCGTAAAAGCAGGTGGTTTTGCATTCTTTAATAAAGACGGTGTAGTTTCAGCTACAGCATCAGCTGATACCGAGTTGCCAATCGGTATTGTAGAACGCAACTTAACCTCAACTTTTGAATCTGTAACTGATGAAGCTACATCAGTTTATAGAGATGGTGAGACTGTAACCATTGCTTTACGTGGTCAGTACTACATTAAGGCTCCTTCTGCAGGTACTACAGGCTTAAAGATTTTAATTAAGCCTACTACAGGCGCTGTATCTGTAGCTGCAACTGCAGGTACAGGTGTAGTTGATACAGGTTGGGTAGTTAAAGCAACTGACGGCAAGAAAAACTTTGCTGAAGGTGATTTAGTCATCGCTGAGAGATTCTAGGAGATAATCAATGATCGAAGATTTTGAGCTAGCTAAAGAGCGTGGTATTGTCGCTCCTTATGCAAAAGGCTTTATGGCTTATGATTCAGTAAACGGTAATATCCGTACTGATTACAACAAAACCGCAAGAATGTTAGCGCAGGATGCTGCAATTACTCCTGCTAACGTTGGAGTTCCATCAGCATTTACTGCTTACATCGATCCTAAAATTGTACAAATTCTGTTTGCAAAAACAGCTGCAACAAAGTTAGGTATTGAAGCTCAGGTTGGTAAGTGGACTGATAACTCTTATACATTCCCTGTAGAGGAGTTAGCAGGTGACGTTGAAGCTTATTCTGATTTTCAGAATGGTTCATCTGTAGATGTTAACTATGAATTCCCTGTTCGTGAGCAGTTCAGATTCCAGACTACCTTAAAATATGGTGACTTTGAAGCTGAATTAGCAGCTGCTGCAAAACTGTCACTTGTAGCAGGTAAACAGAGAGCATCAGCATCAATTATTGAAAGAGCACAGAATAAGTTCTATCTCTTTGGTGTTGAGGGTAAGGAAATCTATGGTCTGTTAAATGATCCTAATTTACCTGATTCTATTTCACCAATTTCAGCAAATGGTAAATCAACATGGGCTGATAAAAAGGCTGACTCAACAGCTGACTTTGCTAATAGAGCTTATGACGATATTGTAAAGTTAATCACTGAGTTACAGAAAAACAACGGCGGTAACATTGATGCAAATACTCCTATGATCTTAGGTATTTCCAATGCAAGAAACGCTGATCTGACAAATGCAACTCAGTTTGGTAAGACAGCTAAAGGCTTATTACTTGAGAACTATCCAAACATTCAGATTGAGGTAGTTCCTGAGTTAAGTGATACTACAGGTGAAACATTGTACTTAATTGTTCCTGAGTACAATGGCGATATTACAGCACAGCCTTCTTATTCAGAGAAGTATCGTTTAGGTCGCTTAATTCCTCATGAGTCACACTTCTCACAGAAAGCTATCGGTACTACCTTTGGTACTGTGATTAAGCGTCCTTCATTGATTGCTATCATGAAGGGTATCTAGTTTTTCAATCTCATCTCTTAAGGCGGTTTTTACCGCCTTTTTTAATTTATGGAGACTATAAAATGGCAGTTAAAAAGAAAACTGAGACAGAGAAGTTAACAGGTGCAGACGTTGTTCATATTGTTGTTTGCTTACGTCATAACCACAAGTTTGATGATATTCCTAACGGCTCAGGTGGAACAAAATCTGTAGTTTTATACGGAACAGATGCTGTTTTACGAGGTAAGAGAAAAGGCATCTTAACTGAGTCTGGTAATGGAGTACATCAGACATTATCAAGAACAGACTGGGAAGCTATTAAAGCTCTACATGGACGTGAAACCATGTTTATTGGTGCAAAAGGCTTTTTACCAAGTGTTTTTGAAATCAAAAATGAGAATGAGATGAAGTCAGATACTGTACAGGACAAGATCGCACAGACATCAGGCGGTTTTGATCCTGCTTCTCCTAAAGACGCAAAAGTTGAAGAAGCAAAAGAATAGTAATGAATGGGGAGTTTAAGCTCCCCTGTTGATTGAGGTTTTATCTGAAATGAAAGTTGAATTTGATATAGATGTTTTTAGATGCAGATATGAGCATTTGGCTGATATTTCAGATGAAGCTTTAAAAATGTGCTTTCAAGATGCCTGTGAGCTGTATGGCAATGATGACAGTTCATCATGCTTCAAGTATGAGCCTGAAAACGACATCTACACACGTAGAACGTTTTTATATGCTGTTACCTGTCATTTAGCTACATTAGAGCTGTGGAATAAAAACGGACAGCCAGGAAGAGTAACTTCTGCATCACAAGGTTCAGTAAATACAAGTTTTGATTTATTCAAGTCAAACAAAGATACCGCTGATTGGTGGAATCAGACATTGTGCGGTCAACAGGCATGGCAAATGTTAAAAGGTCGCACCAAAGGCGGTAGATTTTATGGATACAAGATAAACCATCCATTTGGGTAGTGTCGTAACTCATCTTTTAAGTCGTAACTCATCCTTTTAATCAGATGTCATTTTTTATTATAGGTCAAATATGTTTACTCCTCTTCAATTAGCCTTCATGAAAGGTTTTCTTTATGCTTTAGGTCGTCAGAAAAAAAAACTAGCTCAAGATGATGCAAAGTGGATCACTGTACATCCTAACGGTCAAGGTCATAAAGGACATCCTGCACTGATTGATACTACGTCAGGTGAAGTGTTAGGAGGCATGGGCGGTAAATTTAACGGTCGTCATATTTCAGCTGTTAAAAGAGGTCATGAGCAAGCTGGCGCTCAGATGAATGTTAACCGTATGAACCATAAAGCTGACATGATGAATAATCAGAAGATTGGGTTTACAAATAAAACGTCAAAAGATATTGAAAAACAAAAGATTGCTGAGCGTTCTAATATGTACATGCAACGTTATCAGAAAAATTCAGCAGAACAGATTAACAAATTAGACAACTTGACAGATGAAGAAAAGAAACAATTTATTGCTCAGTTAAAAAATCCTGATGTGGTTGCAAAAATCAAAAGAATGACAGATGGAATAGCAACAGTTGATATTAGTCACGAGTTACATGGTACTACATCTTATCAAGACATTGTAAACAAGCCTTTTGGTTCTCTTGATACTGATTACAATGACGGTCCTTTTGACAAGGCAAGTAAATTATCTGAAGAACGCAAACATAACGATGCGGTTAAACAAAGAAAATTAAATAATCAACAAAAACAAAAATCTTTTGAGCAAAATCTACATAACAAAACAGATAAAGCTCAGATAGATTTTTCTCAATCAACACCTCAAGATATTCTTAAGCAATCTGACAGTGTTGTTGATAAGCTAATGGATCTTAAAACACCAAAAGGAAATTCTTATGGTAAAGGTACAGAAGTATATCAAGCTATTGCTAATGTTCAGTATTGGCAGAACTCACTAAAAGGTGCTGTGAACGATACTGAAAGGGCAAATGAAGCTAAAAGCTTACAAAAAGCAGTACAAGAAGCATCTTTAGTGTTGCAAAGAAAAAAAACTTCATCATCAATCACAAAGCATGAAGGCTATGAAGCACGTAAAAAAGCCCGTGAAGCTTCTTTAAAGCGTAGAGCTGATTTAGCTCAACAACATGCTGATACCAAATGGTATTCCTTCAAAAGAAGATCGTGCGATGCTTAAATCAAGAAGGTTCAGATGGAATCCTGATTTAAAAGCATGGACTGTTAAAGCTACAGAAGATCAAAGTGACTTCATTAAAAACTTCATTGGTTAACTATGATAACTCCACTAACTCAAAATATTGTTAAAGCCTACTGTCTTGGTTTTATGTTCGGTTTAGGTGTAAAAGCAAGACAGACCATGTTAACTAAAGATGAGAATATACCTGACAAGGATCTTATCTTTAGAACAGCTAAGAATGGTAAGAAGATTGCTATTAACACCAAGACTAAAGAAGTTAGTGGGGTTGGTAATGAAGCAGGCTATAGTTCAACCACAATTAAAGAGCTTTATGGAAACGAGATCACTGGTAAAAATCTTAGAAACGAAAAGGCTGTTAGTGTGCTCTTATCTATGAAACACGGACACATAAAAGATGCCTTTCATCGTGATGGTATTGGTGATATAGATCTTGTTTGGGGTAATGATAATGCAGGATTGCAACATATTATAAAAAGAAGACGTGAATGCGGTCAGGATCCTGAGAAAGCAGTTAAATACTTACCCGAGATAATAAATAAAGGTTCAATAATAAATCGCTTTAAAGTTAATGATACTCAAAAATTTTTTATTGAACATTCAATAGGTAATACTCGTTATAGACTAGTTATTAAAAAAGGTTTTACAGATAAAAATGGCATACATAACAACAGGTTTGTATTAACAAATATGGAAATTTACCCTGATAGGTTAAAGATTAAAAAACAAAGAATGTTGGTAAAGTAAGAGAACATCGCATATTTCAGACCTAGACAATGTATTACAAAGAAACAGAATTCTTTTCTAAAACTCTTACTTTAATTAAAGTATAAGATATTTTTAATAAAAAACAAAAAAAATAACATGGACGGTAGCGGGTGTGCGGCCTACTCACCATCCGGGCTCTAGGAATAAATCCTAACCGTAAGCAGGATGACCGTCTTTCTGACTTTCACTAGCGTCTTGGTCGTAATTATAGGTTGCTTTTTACAAAGATACAAGCAAGAGAACATTGCCTACCACGAACCTGACTCAATGTATTACAAAGAAACGGAATTCTCTTCTTAAACTCTTACTCTACCTAATTATAGATTATTTTTTACTAATATCACATCATGCATAAGATTGAAGTTAACTTAGAACAGCTTAAATCTCTGGTTAAAAACCTTAAGACTGAATCTAGTAAGACTGTTGCTGTTGGTGTTCGTGATATGCGTTCAGAGAGCGGTGTATCAACACAGGAATACGGCAAATACTTAGAATTCGGTTGGGTTCAAAGAGTAACACCAAGACAGAGCGGTTATTTATCACATCAAGGTGTTCATGTTCCTGCAGGTGCTACTTTATACAATCCACCAAGACCATTTTTTAGATACACCATTGCAGATGAAGAAAAGAATTGGAAAGACTACTTTATTAAATCTCTGGTTCATTTCTCCGTAGGTGCTGATGCCTCTTTTTATGTTAAATCGCTTCAAATGGTCGGTGCGATTATGGTTCAGGATATTCAAACAACTCTTGAAAATGGTGGTTCCAGGAATAACAGGTTTCCACCTCGTTCACCTATGACAATGGCTATATATAGAGCTATTTCAGAGGGGCATTCACAAGACGGTACAGGAACATCAAGCTCGTCTCAGGCTGGTATCAGTTCAGGGTTATTAAGAGATTCAATCTCTTTTGAAATCCAATAATCACAATTTATCACAGGATCTATATGTTAAATCTTCACAACATCGTGCGAGGAGCTATCAATGCTAACCTTGCAGATGAAACCTTTACCCTCTTTCGTTCCTGTGGACAACAGAATGTAAAAGGCATTGTAAAAGCCATTTATCTGAACGGTATAGAAGTTAAAGGCAGTTTTCAGTCAGAGAATGATGCTGCATTAGATCACTCTAATCTTGCAGGTCAAAACTCACAGATCAGAAAGCTCTATTTACAATCATCAGATAAGCTAAAAGAAAAGCCATACAACGTATTCAGACAGCTGTCACGCAGTGGTGATTACCTAAAAGACAGTAATGGCATGTGGTGGTTTGTAATCGCTGTGGAAGAGGACTTTTCAAAAGCAGGTTGGATGTGCTTAAGAGTTCAACTTCAAGACAGAGCACCAAACCTAACTATTAAAGCTATTGAACTTACACCATCTATTCCCGTAACTCCTTCTGAAGACAAAGGCAATGAACACGATCAAGACATCGACCAATCTACAGGAAACACTCTATGAGCTGTTAAATGAGTTCTTAATCCCCTCTGTAGATGAAAACAACATCTTTTATGGCAATCAAAACAATCTAACTCTTCCTGAAGATTCAAGTGACTACGTGATCTACACAATTTTAAATATTGTCAGACACGGCACCAACGAAATTAAATACGATGCGCAAAATGAAGAAGAGCACAACAAAGTTGAATATGAAGTAAGTGTGCAGATTGACTGTTACGCAGATACTTCTAACGGCTCTGACGGGTTGGATGCAATGCTAAGAGCTAGTTCAATTGATAACTTCTCACAGTCAGATGTTGTTTATGAATTCTTAAATACTCGTGGAATGCATATTCTCTATGCAGACAGTTCAAATGACACAACCATAGTATCAGACGATAACAACTACTTAAAGCGTTGGTCAACTACTCTTCATATAGCAATGACTACAGAAACCATTTATGACAGCTTTGGCTTTACTGAAGTTGACATTAAAAACAATTTTATTATCCGTTTGTCTGAAGCTGAAAAGCAAGACCCTTCTTTGAACGTTCTAGGTATTAAGAACGTAGATTCTATTAAATAGGAGAAAAATACAATGCCAATTAGTGCAAGTAACATCGTCAGCATTGTACCTCGAATTTTAAAAGGTACAGGCTCTGATCTGGTCTTTAATGGTCTTGTTCTTTCAAAGAATTCAAGACTTGCCGTAAATGCACCAACCTCATATTCATCAGCTTCGGCTGTAGCTTCTGCATTTGGTGAAACATCAGATGAATATAAATTTGCTCAGGTGTACTTTGGCGGTTACAAGAACAGTCAGATTAAGCCTTCTGTTCTGTATTTCTATCGTTACTGCGATACAGGTGTAGCACCTTTTGTTAGAGGTACAGCGTTAAAGCCTTCAACAGCATTAGCATCTTTAACTCAGATTTCAAATGGCGCTTTTTCTGTAACATTAACAGGCAAAATACATACAGTTTCAAGCTTAGACTTATCCTCAGCATCTTCATTATCTGAAGTAGCTGACAAGGTTCAAGAAGCTTTAAGAGATCTTGATTCTGATTCAGAAGATGCTGAGTTATCAGGTTTAACAGTTGCTTTTGATTCAGTTACTAACGCATTTACCATCACCAATGGTACATCATCATCTAATGTATCTGTTGATACTCCTACAGGTGATGTTGCTCTTGCAATGGGCTTTACCTCTGACGCATGTGTAGTATCAGAAGGATCTAACTCTACCACATTATCAGCAACCTTAAACAAGCTGACCTTAAGCTTCCAGAACTTCGTTACTTTTACAACCTTATGGGAAGCATCAGACGATGAAGCTTTAGAATTAGGCGAATGGGCTACAGCTAATGCATCTGCTGGTGTTTGTTATCTGTATGTTCTTTGGGACAGTTCTAAAGAAAATGCTGACAGTAACAGTAAATCAATTATTGCTGAAAAGTTGATTACAGAAAACATAGCAGCAACCACTGTTGTTTATGATTCATATCGTGTTGCAGCGTTTATCATGGGTGCAGCTGCTTCTATTGCCTGGGATAACAAGAACAGCACTATTACTTTTGCATTCAAGTCTCAGGATGGATTGGGTGCAAATGTATTAGATACAGACGAAGCAAATGCTCTTGAGGGACACAAAGTCAACTTCATAGGTAACTATGCAACACGTAATGACAACTTTGTCTGGTTATACTCTGGCCGTATGTTAGGTGAATGGGACTGGATTGATACTTATCTAAACTCAATTTGGTTGTGTAACGCAATGCAGGTTCAGGTAATGGCTGGCTTTGAAGCTGTTAGAAGAGTGCCATACACCTCACGTGGTTACGCAATGATCCGCTCATGACTAAGAGATGTAATTAACCGTGCAAAGAATAATGGCGTAATTGAAGCTGGTGTATCTTTATCTGAAACTCAGAAGAGCTCTTTAATCGAAGAGTTAGGTGCTGATTACTCAGACGAAATCTACAATAACGGCTACTACTTACAGATTTTAGATCCTTCAGCTCAGACAAGACAGCAACGTAAATCCCCTTCTTGTAACTTGGTTTACACCTATGGTGGTGCTGTACACCGTTTAACCATGCCTTCAATTGCTGTAGTTTAGGAGAAATAAATGAAGACTATTACTAGTGCAAACGCAATCTTAATCTTAACAGTTGAAGAGCTTTACCCTTCAGGAGTACAGATTGAGAAGTTCGCATCTGATGATGCGTTCAGCTCTGATAATGTAACTATTGCTGAGGTAAGAATGGGTGTAGATGGACAGCTTGCAGCAGGTTATACCCCTGCACCTATTCCTTTTAAGATTTCATTAGAAGCTGATTCAGATTCTATTGAGTACTTGAGAAATATTGCAAACAATCAGAGATTAAATAAGACAACTTATTCAATTACAGCTTCAATCTCAATTCCTGCTTTAGGCAAAGAATTTACTTTGATTAATGGCATCCTGACAGAGGTTCCTTCAATTTTAAATGCAAAGAAAGTATTAGAGCCTACTCAGTGGGGATTTACCTTTGAAGATGTAAACGATTCAACTATTTAACTCTTTTTTTTCCGTAGCTAATATTGATTTTGGGGTATCAGTTTTGATGCCCTATTTTTTTATAGGTGAGATTATTACATGAGACAGATTAAAAACATTACCATCGTTGATGGTGAAGCTCAATATAAGTTCAGATTAACTCAAATCCCTGCAATTAAGGCTGAAAAGTGGTTAATCAGAGTTGGTATTGCTCTGGCAAAAGCAGGATTACTCAACATTGATATAGAGAAACTAGGCGTATCAGGTTCAGATACTATGAGTACCATTACCAATTTAATAGCTCAAAAAGGCTTTAGTTTCTTTGGTCAGTTAGATCCTGACACTGTAGATCATCTGTTATTTGACCTTGTTAAAGAAACAGCTGTAAGAATGAATGACGAAGCCATCATCAATATTACTGAAAAAGAGCTTGAAATCTTTGATGATATTAGAGCTTTATGGCAATTACAGAAAGAGGTATTTGCTGTAAATTTTTCTTCTTACAAGAACGAAAACAGCTTGAAGAAGCAAGCTTAAGTTCTGGTGGTCAAACACCTCATTTTATTCAAACACAGAACTTCTCACGCCTGTTTGCTCCTTTAATACAGGAGCATTATGCAACATTACAAGAACTAGAACAGTACTACAGCTACGAAGATGCTATGGACCTGTTAGAGTGTCTGTATGTTGCAAGAACTAACGAAAACATTGCAAATGATTTTGCAAGTAAACAGAGAACTTAAAAAATGGCAACATTAGGTGACGTACTTTTAATTAAACTCGGCTTAGATACTGGCGATATTGACAGTCAGATGAACAAAGTTGAGGAGAATGCAAAAAAGAGCACATCTAATGTTGCGCAGACATTAGATAAAACAGCTAATAATACAGCTAATCGTATGCTTGGGCTTGTTAAGGGTATCGCAGGACCTTTAGCAGCTGCTTTCTCTGTTGGTGCAATGTTTAAATCTTACTTTGGTGGATTATCACAAGTAGCTCAGATGACAGGCGCTTACTACAAGCAGCTAGATGAGTGGCGTGAGAAGATGGCAGCATTCAACCGCTACACAAAACAGGATATTGAAGTTTATGTAAAAAGCCAAAAGGCTTTAACTAACTTTAGAATTGCTGTAGCTGATTTCTCAGCTGTTCTGATGCGTTCTTTTAATCCAATACTCTTAAAAGGAGTAGAGGCTTTAAATTCATTCTCCAAGTGGTTAGGAGAACACAAAGAAGATGCTGCAAGATTCTTTAAAATCTTAGCTGTGGTTATTACTACTGCTTTGGTGCCTGCATTTATATCTCTTGCAGGTGCAATTTTAATGAATCCTATTACGTGGATCATTGCAGGTATTGTAGCTTTAGCTCTTGTTATTGATGATCTGATAGTAAGGATAAAAGGTGGTAAATCCCTCTTTGGTACTTTCTGGGATCCTTTCATTAACTTTGGTAAAAAAGCTTATGACTTTATAACAAAGTTTTATGAACGTTTTAAAAATTCAGAAGGAGTTAATACCTTCATTGAAACATTAAAGCAGTCACTAAGATCCCTATCAAACATCTTAGAACATGTTTTTAATGGTATTGCTTACTTTGGCATTCTTTTAGCAAAGCTGTTTGACCAAGGAAATGATGCAACATGGTTTGACGGCTTAGCTCAAGCGGCAATTTTTCTTGTGAATGCTGTAGGAAGTGCTTTTAACGCAATCCTCGGTGTTGTAGAAATGGTAATGGGCGCTATTGTTGCCCTGTTTACTGGAGACACTGAGTTATTAAAACAAGGCTGGTCTGATTTCTGCAGTTCATTTAAAAATCTGTTTAAACCTGTTACAGACTGGTTAATGCATATTATCGACTACATCAAAGGTAAATTCTTAGGAATGTTTAATTCTGTAGTTGAAAAAGGTAAGAGCATGATCGAGTGGGTAAAAGGTTTAAATCCTTTCTCAAACGATGATGATGAAGATAAGAAGCAGGGATCAAAACCTACCACTTATGAAGGTACAGATGCTCCTATTGTGGATGATGACGTTCAAACTTCAAGTTTACCCGAGCAGAAATCTCAAACAAGAGTACTTACAAAACTTGAAGAGAAAAAGAAAGAAACAGACATTCAGAACTTAAAGAACGTAGAGAATGTTAATAACGTTGAAAATACAAAGAACAGCGTCTTAACAACCAGTAAGAATGTTGAGAATTCAAATGTAACCAACGTTAAAAATGTTGAAAACGTAAAACAGGTTCAGGCATCAGTTCAGGACAATTCTGTATCCAAGTTAAACAATGAACTTGAAAAGAGAAACAAATTTGAACGTTCTTTTAGAGCTGAGCTTGCAAGACAGAAAAAAGAACTTTCTGAAATTGACAGGTTAAGAAAGGCCGGTAAGTACAATGAAGCTAACAAACGTCTTAATACACTACAGACTGATCAGAAAACCTTACAGGGTTTTGTTAGAACAGCTAATAATCTAAAGGTTGGTGTTGCTTCTATTCCTACACCTGAAAAAACACAACAGGTAGTTACAAACTCAAATGTAAGTAACCATACCACTAATTCAAATTCTACTTCTAATCAGAGTAAGACTGTTAACAACAATTTCACCATCAATGGAGCAACTCCTGAGATGACACGTTCTGTAATACAGACAGCTAACGGTCTTGATAACTCTTATTTAGCAGCGCAAAGCGTCTGCTATAACTAAGTCGTAACTCATCAATACAGATGACATTTTAATTATAGGTGGAGAATATGGCTGATGTAAAAGACGATGCTGTATTAAATTCCAGTAATGCTCAAAGCTCAACAAATGGCTTTAAAGTAAGAATTATTAACGGATTAGAGAACTTTAAAAACTATCAGGACAAAGCATTAGACAGGTTGGGCTTAAAGAATATCACCTCAGGTAATATGTTTACTCAGAGTGATATTACCAAGCTTACAGCAAACCCCTATCTTAGAAACAGCCTGCGTAAACTTGATAATTTAAAGTTCTTTAAACAGGTTAACAGGTTTCAGAATTCACAGGCTTTTGCTATTGCTAAAAAGGCAGGACTAGGTTCTTTTATCAATGGCCTTTCAGGTAACAGCAATAATCAGGGACAAAAGGTAACCAGAACATGGAACATTGTGGATGATAACGGAGAGAGGGCTGTTACTTTTAATACATTCTTTGCCATTGATGTTAAAAATGAAAGCAAAGCTATCTCCTCACCTACTGAAAACGGTTCTTTTGTTTCTTACAATAAAACTCAATCCCCTATTGAGATACAGGTTGTTTTAGGTATTAAAGGAACACCTGAAACAATCTTATCAGCTGTATCTGCGTTAATGGAATTGAGCAACAGCGAAACGATTGTCAGTTTGATTACGCCAGATCAGGAATACAAATCGCTTAACCTCATTAAGATGGATTATCACAGAGATTCATCTACAGGCGTTGATTTGCTAACTGTTAACTGTGGCTTTGTTGAGGTACGACAGTTTAAGAGTGAGTATACCAATACAAAGATTGCAAAACGCAAATCAAGAGGACAGACACAGAAAAAGCCTGAATCAATGCTTAACAGTGTGTTAAGTAAACCTGTTGATGATTTTAAAAAGTGGATTAGAAATTAGCTATGGAAGTTCTATCTGTTGAAGCATTACCAAATCAGGAATTTCAAATCATACTTGATGATCAAATCTGCCAAATTCACCTGTATCAGAAAGGTGATTACGTGTTTCTTGATTTGTATGTAGATGATGAAGCAATTGTTGAAGGCGCAATAGTTCAGCCTAAAACAGGCATTATTCAGTCTCCATCTAAGTTTAAAGGTCAACTTTACATTGTTGATGTAATTAACCCTGCGGATATGCCTAAGCAACCTAATTACACCGAATTGGGGGACAGATTTGAACTTGTTTATCTGACTGAAATTGAATGTAAAGATCTTGGTTTGAGGTTCTAACATGTTTGCATCTAAGATTATCTGGGGTAAAACTACCAGTGTATTAAAAAATAGTTCTTCAACCAAAACACAATCAGTAACTGAGATTAAAACCAATAAAGCTACAACCAAACAGGCATCTGCACCATCCTCTTTTAAAATCAGAAAATTGAAAGTTCAAATTACTTTAAACAAAGGAACTTTTAAAAACGGCTCTAACAGCATCATAATCTCTGATCTTGGTATGTCAGCAAACATAGAGAAATTAGGACCACCAGATTTTGGTAAAGCTTCTGTAGAAATCTATAACTTGCCTCGTGACGTCATGGAGCGTATATCAACACTTGCAATGATGCCTATGTATCACAATTACAACTACATAAACATCTATGCAGGTGATGATTACAGCGGTTTTACACAAGTATTTGCAGGAACTATAGCATCTGCTGTAGCTGACTTTAATTCACAGCCTGACATCAAAATGAAAATTGATGCTCGTATTGGTTTCTTTGGCTCTATTACTGCACAAGGTCAGAATGTTGTTAAAGGAACGCAGAGCGTTGCAAGTTTTGTTGAGAAACAAGCAAAGATTGCAGGTTTTACATTCAAGAATGAAGGCGTAACGGCATCTGTTAAAAACGCAATTTTTAGCGGTTCACCTATTGAACAGGCTAGACAGGCTTGTGAACAGGTAGGAGCAGAACTTGTTATTGATGATGACAAAATGATCTTAATCAGTAACGGCTCATCTGTAAAAGGAACTGTACCAAAGCTAACAGCCACTACAGGTTTGATTGGTTATCCTTCCATGTCTTCTAATGGTATCAGCTTTAAAGCTGTATTTAATCCTCAGTTTAAATTTGCAGGTCTTGTTGAGTTAAAAACTCTAGTCCCAAAATGCACAGGCCAATGGCGAATTACAAAATTAAGTCATAAGCTATCATCTAATTTACCTGGTGATGGTTCTTGGGAATCTACAATCACAGCCTACTACCCTCACATGAGTGGTGCTTGTGGAAGGTATGTATAATGTCTGAAATTACATCTACTAAAAAAGCCAGTACTCAGAGTATGTATGCTCCGTTAAGCCCTTTTAACGCTGAGGAGTATCACATACGGTCACTGATTGATAAAGTTGTCTTTACAGGCTTTTTAGCTAAGATTGAGAGCTGTTCCTCGTCAGGTGAAGGTGGTACCAAAACTGTTATTGCAACACCTTTAATTGCTCAAACCGATGCAGAAGGCAACGCACTTGCAACACCTTCTTATCAGGAGTTACCCCACTACAGATTTCAAGCTGGTATTGCTGCTGTCATTATGGATCCTGAACCAAATGATATTGGCGTTTTCTTATGCATGAAGGCTGATGTATCAAACATCAACAGCACCACGACTGCTACTTCAAGACCTGCAAGCTTCAGAAAGTTCAATCCTGCTGATGCAATCATGGTAGCAACCATTCACACTAAAGATCCTAAAGTGTGGGTACATCTAAAACAGGACAAAACAATCGTTCTGCACGCTCCCGAGGGTTACACAGTAGAAACAGATGAGTATGTACACATTAAATGTAGGACATGCACTGTAGATGCTTCTGACAGCGTTACAGTCAACACTCAAACAGCTACTATCAATGCTCCTACAATCATTCTAAACGGTAATGTGCAGGTTACAGGAACTTTAGTATCAGGTACTCAAGGCGGAGGAACTGCTACATTTAACGGAGACATCATCTCACAGAAAGATGTTATTGCTTCTGGCACTTCATTACATACCCACACTCACAATGGTGTTTATCCTGGCAGTGGCAATACAGGAACGCCAAACTGATGAATACAGAACAAGCTTTTAAACTTGGTGTAGCTTACAGATTAGGTATGCTTTACGCTAATTTCTTAACCTGTGATTCAAACACTAATAATCCTTATTGGGTAACCATTAAAAATGGTATTCATCTTTTAATTGAAGAAAACGGTAATATATTAAACGGTCATTTTAAAGGTCAAAATATAGATCATATCTATAAAAACAAACCTATAAATGAAAAGAAAGTAAAGCAAAGAAAATCACAAACTACACCAAGAGCTGAAATATATAACAACTATGGAGATGAATGTAAAACCGCATTAAAAGGTAGTGATGCAATAAAATTGCTTTTATCTAAAAAGTCAGGTTATCTAAAAGCATTTTTTAAAGATCCTGTTTTAGGAAATATAGATCTTGCTTATGGCACTGATACTTTTGGTTTAAAGCACTTTATAAAGAATAGAACCGACAATGGTTATTCTGTTGATGAAATTATTAAGCAAATGAATAACTGTATGACACAAGGAAAACTTTATAAAGATATTGACGGTTCATACTTAAAAACAAATTATCCTCAAGGTAATTTTGGCGTAGTTATTTTAAAGAATTTTAAAGGTAATAAAGTAAATTCAATTCTTACTGTTAGACCTATTAAAGGAAAGAATTTAAAGAAATGTAAAAAAGTAAAGGAGTAAGCTCATTAAGGAAACACTACAAGTATCAGGGTGTCGCATCGAGTAGCATTTTAGGGGTGACCCATTGTCCAACCTTAATGATTTGCAAGAAGTAGAACTTACTCCTTTTACATATATTACTTATAAAGATAATTCATTAATCACCAATTTTCAAGGTTCTCAATATGCACTCTCTATTCTTAGATCCTGATAAATGGGATTTGTTTGTTGATAAAAATGGCAAGATAGCTAACTGCTATGCTGAATATGCCATAGCTCAAAACGTTGCTAATGCTTGCAGATTGTTTATCAAAGATGCTTATTACGATGAAGATCGTGGTATTCCTCACTTTGCTCTTGAGTTAAAAGAACAGCCTTCAATAGATATTCTAAAAAACAGATTAAGAGATGCTGCGCTTGAAGTTGAAGGAGTTGCAGACGCTCAGGTTAACCAGCTGACTACTGAAGGCAGAATGTTAGTTTGCCAAATGTTAATTCAATTAAACGATGGGACAATGATCAATGTTGCAATTTGATAGTTCAAAAGGTTTTACAGTTTCAGAAGTTGAGGACATACGTTCTGAGGTAGCATCTCAATGGAAAGAGGCTTTTAAAGAAGACAATACACCTGAGCTTAATACAGAGCCTGAGACACCGGCAGGACAGTTAATTGATTCTCAAACTGCTGCAATTTCACAAAAAGATGCTGAAATTGCTTTTCTTGCCAATCAATTTAACCCTTTGACAGCTTCAGGCAAATTTCAGGATGCATTAGGCAAGATTTACTTTTTAACCAGACATGCAGCTGTTAACTCTACCTGTGTTTGTACCTGTAAAGGTAGAGAAAACACTTTTATTCCTAAAGGCTCACTTATTCAATCTGAGGTTACTGGCATTAAATGGGAGTTAATGAACAACGTCACTATTAAGAGTAATGGTTCTGTTGATGCTCAGTTTAAATGTTCTGAAACAGGACCTGTTGAAGCAGGTGCAGATACATTAACAAACATTGTAACTACTGTTGCAGGCTGGGATAGTGTAACTAACAACGCCAGTGCTTCTGTAGGTTCTTATGAAGAATCACAATCAGCCTTTGAAACTCGAAGATACAACTCTGTAGCGTTAAATTCACGAGGGACAAATGGAGCTATCTACTCTCGAATATCTCAATGTGATGGTGTTTTATCCTGTTATATCGACAGTAATAGAACCAATGTAATTAAGAAAGTAGACGGCTACAGTATCAAACCTCACAGTGTATTCATTGCTGTGATAGGCGGTAATGATCAGGACATTGCCAGAGCTATCTATGAGACGGTATCTGCTGGATGCGATTACAACGGCAATACTTCTGTAAAAGTAAAAGATGAATACACTGGAGCTACAGAAGATGTAACCTTCTTAAGACCTGAGAAATTGCAGATTTACATTAAAGTTCTTTTAAAAGACAAAGAGACTTTGCCAAATCAGTACGAGACACTTATTAAAGATGCTATTTACAACAACTTCTATGGTCTAGAAGATAATCTTATTGCTAATGAACCGCTGTTAAGAGTGGGTATGAACGAAGATATTTATGCAAGTCGATTCATCATTTCAACATTAAACAACAATATCAATAACATCATGAACATATCTATTTCATCTGATGGTACAAACTTCGAGAACATGATCCACACTCCATGTAACCGTGAACCAGTATTGTTAAAAAACAACATCATTTTGGAATTTGTTGATGAGAAGGAGGAATAAGTGTCAGAGTTTCATATCGATGCAACTATACAATCACAGTATTCAGCATCAAAACATATTTGTAACTTAGTTAACGCTTTTTGGAAATCAATCAACCCCGAAGCAGACATCGAACTGATTTACAACAAGATGATTAACCCTCTTACAGCAGAAGGCATAGGGCTTGATGTCTGGGGAAGAATTGTTGCAGCTGGTCGCACCTTTTTAGCTAAAGACGAATCACTTCCATATTTTGGCTTTGATCCTGTGAAGTTAAAAAATGAGCGAGTAGCTGATTTTAATCATGCTCCTTTTTATACGGAAGTTAACGGTCAGCTAAGATTAAGCGATGAAGCTTATAGAACTTACATTTTCGTTAAAGCTATGATTAATATTGGAAACAGTTCTTTGGCAGATCTTAACAAAATGCTGCATACAATGTTTCCTAAAGCTGATATACAAATTCTTCATATCAGTACCATGACATTACGCCTTTTAATGCGTTCTAACGTTGCCAGTGCTGACATAGCAGCGCTTTTAAACTTACCATGGCTACCTACAGGTGTTGGTCTTGAGTTTTATCAGGTGATCACCCCTACATTTGGCTTTAAAGGTTCAAACTTAAAGAACTTCGGTAATTCAACATTTTCTACTTACTCTCGTGAGGATATAGCATGAGTAAACAACCTCAAATTTGGAAACAACCTTTAGGAGACAATGCCGATAAAAACGACATTTTGGATGAAAATTTAGAAGCCGGCTTTGTTGATCAAAAAACACTGTTCAGATCAATCTTTGAAGTTCCGTTAAAAGCCGGTGGTATTGCTCCTAAGAGAAGAGATTTTAATGGATTGTTTAACCTGATTGGACAATCCATTTTTTATGCCATGAACGGTGGTGTATGGGAGTACAACACATCTGTAGATTATGACTTAGGATCATTTATTAAATACAATAATGAACTGTATTTATGTATAAAAAAGAATGGTCCTTCTGCATCTATAATTAAAGCTCCTACAGACAGCTCATACTGGTGTAAATTTGCCACAGTACAGGATCTAACCCGCTATTTACCTCTTACAGGCGGTAATATTACAGGTAATCTTACTGTTCAATCTAAGCATGTTGTTCGTTCTGTTAATAACTTCAACGCTGACAGTAAAGGCAATGTTTCTATCACAAAAGTTAACGCTTCAAATAACTCTGATCATGCAACAGAAGCAGATCATGCAACTTTAGCAGATAGAGCCTATCCAAAGCGTTCTGATGGTACAAATATCAATGTAATATGGAGTGGACAGGCAAATCAGCCTTCATGGCTTTTAGGTAGTAACAATGGTGTAGATTTCTATGTTTGGGATCCTTATAACTTTAGCGTTAATTACGCCAAATCAAGTGGTTCAGCTGAAAAGGCAAAACAAAATGCTGATGGTTTAAATCTTGATAATACCATTGTTAAGAATATCGCTATCTCAGGTAAAACCATTACAGTAACAAAGTTAGATAATACCAAGTACACACTTACCACTCAGGACACAAACACAACCTACAGTAAGTTATCACAGTTTCAAAATGACTGTGGATATATCACATCTAATAACAGAGCTTATCCTCGTGAAGTAGGAGGCGGTGATATTAACTTTAACTGGAGTGGTAGAGATGGTCAACCTACATGGCTATGGGGCGGAAATGACGGCACAAACATGTATGTCTACAACCCTGCTAATTTCTCAGTCAATTACGCTAATTCATCATGGTTAAGTACACGTGCTGTTCAGGACAGTGATGGTTTGCAGATCAATACTACTTATCTAAAAAAAGCTGATGCAGGTAAAGTTACTTTAAGAGCTACAAGAAACTGTGACGGCAACTGGAGTATTACAGGATTAACTGTTGGTAAACCCTTATATATCACACATTCGGGTGGTCATTCATGCCATATACAAGTTCTTTCGGGCACAAATGACTTTGTAGGACATGCTTATAACATTGGCGCTGTGTACTATTATTTAGTGGTTCAGAGTTCATCAGGCGCATATATTTATATTCCGACCTCTTCAACTGTTACTTTTAATATTTCTAATGCATCAGATGACGGTGATGTTTTACGAGCCTACCAATAGGATTATTTTATGATTAAAGTTTTTATCTTAAACGGCGAATGCATCAATGTAGACAATAAAACAGATGCAAGACGACTAGTCAAAGAAGGAGCCAAAGAGGTTACTGACTTATCAATCTTTGGTGATCATGTTAAGGACGTTTGCCCTGCTAATACAAAAGTTAACGCAGATGGTTCTATTACTTTTACACCTCCTACTGATGAAGCTGTAAAACAAAAAGAAATTCAAAAAGAGATCTTAACCAAAGATAACAGAATTGCAGAGATCAAAGAAGAACTTGTAACAGCTTATCTTTTAGATGACAAAGATACTTTAGAGGCTTTAAAGACTGAGTATAAGGAGCTTATAAATGAAGAAGTGTAAGTATTGTCTAGCGCCTTTGGATAGTAAAGGTTATTGCTCAAAACCGTGCAAGTTAGGAGCGATGCTAAAAAGAATTGCTGAATTAGATCAGAAGAGCGGGAAATAAAAATCCCGCTTTTTTTATATCTACATATTTCTAAAAGGTTTATAAAACATGAATAAACAGCCTCAAATTTGGACAAGACCATTAGGCGAAAATGCCGATGTAAACAAGATTGAAGATGACGTTGCAGTTGATTCAGGTAACATATCTTTTTCAAAACTGTTTGGCAAAATAACAGCTGTACCACTTGAAGAAGGCGGTATTGCTCCTGAGCGTGAAGATTTTAATGCTCTGTTTAAGTTATTAGGCGAAGTTGCATACTACTTCATGCATGGTGGTATTTATAACTATGCAAATAATATTGATTATGAAGTAGGATCTTTTGTTCGTTATAACAATGAACTTTACGTTTGTGTTACTGACAATGGACCTTCAACCACAATAAAAGCTCCTACAGATTTAATTTATTGGGCTAATGTTAAAAATGCACAAAAACTCGCCATCGCTCGTACTATTAACATTCAGGATGCAAGTGGAGACAATACAGGTACAGGTATTGATTTTGACGGTACAAAAAATGGCATTATAAAACTGCCTCAAACTATAAAAGGAAACCTTGATGGTAAGGCAACATCAGCTGAAGAGGCTGACAGCGCAAAGATCGCTGACAGTGCCAAAGAATGTAGTGGTAACAGTGCCAGTGCGACAAAAGCAACACAGGACGGTGCAGGACAGCAAATCAATACTACTTACATCAAGTCTTTGTCTGTAAACGGTTGTACAATTACTTATACAAAAGGCGACGGTACAACAGGCACTATTACAACTCAGGATACTAATACGACCTATTCAAACATGAAAGGAGCGACCACTAGTGCTAACGGTTCAGCAGGCTTAGTGCCAGCACCCGCAACAGGCGCAGCAAATCGCTATCTAAGATGTGACGGTCAATGGGTTGTGCCTGATACAGGCACTACATACAGTAAGTTAAGTCAGTTCACTAATGATTCAGGATTTATCACAAAGTCAGGCAGTTGTGCCAGTGCGACAAAAGCAATACAGGACGGCGACGGAGCAACCATAACATCAACTTATGTAAAGTTAGCATCAGCTCAAACTATTTCAGCACAACATAATTTTTCAGCAGGTGTAAAAATCGGCGGTTGTTTAATTACAGTAGGTTAATATGGCGCGCATAAAATTTAATGTAAATGGAACAACATATTCAACTTGGAACCATACAACGAAACTAACTACTCCTAGTTTAATCTTAAATGACAATGGCACAGTAAGATATACACCTTTGTTTGCTGTAAATAATGGTGCAGAGGCTACATTAGATAATCATTGGTATTACAGATGCGGTGCTTTGGCTGTTACACATAACAATACTAAGTACCATGTAGCAATCAGTCGAAGATATACAAACGTTTTGTCAGGAACTATCAGTACAACTATTACACACAGCGGTAAAACAGGAACAACTACAACAACTACAAGTAAAACTGTTACACCGTCAGGCACTCATTATTTTGGCTATCAAAATATTGGTCCTGGCAATCACAACGTTAGCGCTGATGTCACCGTCAATTACGGTGTAACTTTTTTACAAACACCCGCAATTTACATTAACCATGGCGGAACACTTGTAAGCGCAGGCACAAGCTCATGTGTAATCAGAGTATATAGTTCAGTTGTCAATACGGGAACAAGTAACGCATACATGGATGCCGGCTCTGTGAACTACTTGCTAACCATTGCAGGTAATATAGCTACAACAACTACAACCTATCCAGATGAAACAAAATCAGCTGTTGCACAAGGTAATTTTAATTATGGTGTAACTTATCCTAGCGTACCTAATTTATGGACTGATGGCTCTGGTATTGATGTGTATAACAACAACGGTAACGCATCATGTCACGTATCTAAAACATTAAGCGGTACTGTTGCTTTTGGTAAATCAGCTACTTTATCTCATAATTTTTCAGTAGGTTTTAACGGTGATTTTGGATTAGGCTAATGGAACAGTGGAAATTTTGGAAGTGTCTTCCTATTGTAAAAGTTTCTGACAAAGGAAAAGTTTACGATTGTAAAAGAAATATTCTTTGTGAAACAGAAACAATTAGCGGTCATGTTTACGTTTGGATTGACGTATTAGGCGTTAAAAGATATTTGTTAGCGCAAGTAGTTGCTGACACTTGGCTTGATAACCCTAACAATTATCATCTTATAAAGCATAAAGACGGAAACAATCTGAATAATTGTGTTTCTAACTTAGAGTTTGTAGAAACAATGGAAGATACAATCAATCATTCTAACGATAAAAAAAACATTGAACGTTGGAAAGAAAAGATGAAAAGACAACATCAAGCATTTAGGAGTTTGTAATGATTTATACAATAAGTTTAAAAGAAAATAAGATTGAAAAAACAGATGAAATCTTTTATTTTGAGATAGCACAATCTTATGAACTTACTGATTTAGGCATAAATAAAATCATCTATAACGATGATACAGATGAATACAAGTACTTTGATAACACAAACAGAGAGCTTGATATAGAGCTTAACGCTTATCAGGAAAGTGTTAGAGATACAATCTTAACTACATTCCATTCTCTTTTTGATGCTGATGCTTTAAACCGCTTAAAGCAAAGAAAGATTTACGATCTGAAAACTCAATGTACTTTTAATGATTATTGCGATATTAACTGCAACTTCTTTTGCAGTTTTGGTTTGTTGTTACCAGGTGATAAGCAACATATAGACATGTACAAAAGTTTATTGAATTACACTGATACAAATCTTGTTATCACTGATATGAATGGTGACAAACAGGAAGTTACAAAAGAGCAGCTTAACACGATTATTGAAGAGTGTCTTATCAATCTTGAATACTTGCAAAAACAGCAACAACAGGCAATTATAGAGATTGCTTCTTTTAACAGTGAAGAGAGTGTCACAAACTACAATGCGGTGATCTCCCCTTTCAACTTCTTCAGTTCTGGAGATCAATCTGAGATTGAAGATTTAAGAGTTAAAGTAAAGAACGAACTTATGTATCCTCAAGTCTTATCAGATGGTTTACTTGAATTGTCCGATCAATATGAAACAACAAATACAGAAAATCAAGATGCGATTATTGAACTATCAGATTTGGTTTGTGAGTTACAAGAAGAAGTTAAACAATTAAAGGCAAAACTAGGAGCTTAAAATGAATACTTTATATTATCGTTATGTAATTATGGGAAAGCGTACTGTTGATAGTATCCCCGCATCAAGACGTGATGCTGTAAAAGAAATGCTTATTGAAAATGGCTATACAATAAATGATGACGGCACAGTATCTAAGTCGTAACTCATTCTAAGAATGACAAAGCCTCTGTAATAGAGGCTTTATAATAACTAATTAACTTTGTCTGTAATGCCAATATCTCGTAAGAGTTTTTGAGCAAAATGTTTATCTGCTAGATGTGTAGGAATTTGAACACGGCCTGTTAGTTTTCCATGAGCATCTTGTTTAATCCAAATTTCATGTGAACCTTTTCCATTACGATAATATCTGTAACCGTGTTCTTTTAAGATCTCAATGACAATTTTGTAGTAACCGTTCATTAAGAAAGTGCGCCTATAATAATTCCATTAGGAGAAATTTTTGGATGATCCTTTTCGTCATCTAATCCATAAAGGTCGAGCCTTACTAGATCGTAAGCTCCACTTTCAATAGCTTCGATTACTTCTTGAACAGTTTTACCCTCTGCATTAAGTCCTTTAATATCAGGACTACAGCCATAAATTAACCCTGTTTCTTTTGATCTAAAAATATCATAGCGATATGATAAGGTTACACCAAACAATTTATATATTTGTTTCCAAAATGGAAGACCTATTCTATATTTCATATCTCTTCTCCAACGATTTTCTAATGTGTAATATTACATTCTCAAAACGCTTTGGTAAATATAGAAAAATTTAACTATTTGATTTAGGACACTATAAAGGAGTGCATTATGTACACAAGATTACACGCTGTTAATGGTATTGTAGGTGAAGGTGTCAAGTTTGAGCGCATCAGACGTGTCACTGGTTATCTTGTAGGAACCTTAGATCGCTTTAACAACGCAAAACGAGCCGAGGTCCGTGACAGAGTTAAGCACATGCATGCATGATATCCTTCATTTTACTGACGTCAGTAAAATGTTCTATACTCTAATAAAATAAAAAAAATATCCTCGTTGTCATGGTAACAATGAGGATAAATGCGTTTAATAGGATCATTATATTCAGTATGGAAAGAAAAGTACATTTAACTTTTGAATTTTTCAAAGTAACTCAACCAAAAGATTCGTCATTAAATTTTGAGGATACTTTAGTTCGATTATTAAACAAAGATATTACTCAAAAAGATAAAATGATATTAGCTTGTGAAAATAACTCTGATGAGATAGTTATTGTTTTTACAAAAGTAAGAATGAACAATATTCCAGACAAAATTAATGTAAATACTGGGTCTTGCTCTCCAATAGAACTTAGAGATGATGAAGGCTTAAGTGAAAAAGTTGCTTTTATCTTTAACAAGAAATTAAAAATTGCAGCAATTCAAAAGAATGCAAATTCGATAACATCTACAGGTATATTTAAATTTATACGAACTGAGATTGATGACAGTGAGTTTGAAACAAGTTTTATTATCAGACAAGACGTATTAGATCAATTATATAAAATGAAACAAGTTACCAAGTGCGAAATTAAAATCGATTGCACAAAAGACTTGTCTGTCTTAAAGGATAGTAATAGCAGTATTTTTGATAAAATTGCAAAACAGAAAGATATTGGCGCTAATTTATTAAACATTTCTTTTTCAATGGGATTGAATAGTAAGGATAGTATATCTACCCCTTTAATAAATAAATTAAAAAAACTCAGCTTATCAAATAATGGTGCAATACAGTCCTTAAATATATGGGGCAAAGACGAAGAAAATAAAAGTACTGTATTAGATTTACTTAATTTTAAGTTTGTAGATAAACAAGAAATCAAAGTAATTAAAAGAAGTATTGATAATTCACTGTTAATATCAAGTGCTAAGAATGCAATAAATAACAATTTTGACATATTAAAAGGTTATTTGTAATTATGTATAGAATTTTTGAAAAGCATGCAGGTATTATTGTATTTATAATTGCAATAATTGTTTTATTTTTGCTTAAAAACAAGCTTTGTATGACAAAGATAGAAAATTCTTTAACAGATTTTTTGAACATATTTTCAATCTTTGCAGGCTTTTTAACTACTTCTATTTCCATTCTTTACTCTATTCAGGATAAAGATTTTATTAAAATAGCAAAAACATCTGGAGCTTATCAAGATTTGTTAAAGCTGATCTATAAGACCATTGGATGGTGCGTTCTTTCAATTGTAGCAGTTATAATTGCGAAATTAATAACAGCAGATTCTGTTAAGCTTATAGCTTTAAGTATTTGCTTTGGTGCTTTATCCGCTGTTATCTTAGCTGGTTTCTTATTTATAAAGCTCATGTGTCTTAACAAGTAAGGCAGTATCTCTACTGCCTTAAACTCATTTCTTTAAGATTGTATCTACAATAAAGCGACTAGTGGTTTTGTCTGATGATTTTGCAAGCTCTTTAATCTGATTCATCTCATCTTCAGTACAGACAACAACAATGCGCCCTGATTTCTTGAGCTCTGGTGCTTTGTTAGGTCCTGTGGTTCCAACAGGACGTCCTGCACCTTCTCTGTATCCGCCTCTCATGATTAGCCTCCGAAACATTGAACCAACTTTATTGTGATACCAATAACGTTAAGTACGATGATAGCAACTAACAGCCATTCGATTCGATTTAATTTTTTCATTTGAAAATACCTCAAGTTTAACTTAAACTTAAAGTACCCTTAGGGCTCCAACCTAAGGGCAGTTAAGTTTATCTTAATACTAGGTCAAGGATTTGATATACGACTGTTGAAAGAAAAGTTAATAACATCAGTATCTCTATTCTTGACCATTTACGTTTGCACGATTGCTTACGTTTCTTTTTCATCTCTCACCTCCTTATGTTTATAATTATATATTATTGATTATTTGAAGTCAAGTAAATAATCTATAAATATAGTAAGAAACATAGGAGTGATATAACTAAAAAAGGCAGTATCTCTACTGCCTTTTCTGCTAGTTTCTTGTTACAAGTTCATTTTTTTTCTTATTCTTTAACAGAACATCTACACTAAAGTCAGGTGCTGTTGCAGCTTCATAAAGTCTTGCTTTATTAATGTCTCTTAAAGCAAAACACAAATCCTGAGCTTGTTTCTGCAAAGAAGCAATTTGATCATAAATAGCAAGAAGATCAGGTCTGAACATCTGATGATAGTAAAGTATATGATCAACAGCTACAGCCTGACTTTCAGTCATCAATACCCCCCTAACCTGTCCACTCTCGATCTGCTCCTGAGTATTTAAGTGAGCTTGTGGATTACCTTTATTAAGTGCGATTGCATAACCTTGCTTAAAAGCTCTGTTTGCAATATCAACTAATGCAACAAAATTTTCATCAGACAGGTTGTTCTTGTCACTTAAAGTTTTAATCTCTTCTACATACCAGCAACGCTTCTTTGGCTGTTCTTTTTTCTGTGTATAAATTCCATTAGCGCGAATTGAAGGTAATACTTCATTACAAATCCACTGCCTGAACTCACGGGCAATCTTAGAGTTAGATCTCATCATTACGAAGTATAACTGTGGCTCTGTGATCATGGTGCAGTCTTGGTCACGTCCCAAGCTATCTTTTAGGTGGCATGAATTTAATTCACCCCATCCAAATTCTTCTTTTATCTGATTAGCTGTCTTAGCTGGTGTAGACAAGTTAAGTGATGCACATACATCTGCCAGGCAAAAGAGCACTTCACCTTTATCGTTCTGTTCTACACGGATATTTGAGTCATGGAAGTTGTATGAAGTTAGATTTGAGTTAGACATGATAATGTCTCCTATGTATATATTTTTGATTAACCCATTTTGAGTGGGTCGGTGGTGCTCAAAAACTCGTACATAGTCGAGCGGTGCTTATTCAATATATTCACACCACACCACCATAGAGTAAATACAGTAAACCTAAGGCTTATGTATTAAATATGGTGAGATTGACGTGTGTCGCCAAGTCAGCGCTATGTATCGTCGTGTTTTTGAGGCACGGTAGCTTGTAGCTACATTTATAGTATAGCGCAAAAAATAAGAAAAGTGGAAGAGTTAATGCTGTTTGTCAAAATCCTCTTTATGACAGTATAAGGATATTGTACTTACAACATTAATCATCTTTACGCAGTCAAGCATTATGTAAAAGATATTGATTAAACAAGAAAACCCCAGTGTTGCAAAAAAGAAATTTACAAAGTAGAAGCTAAAGTTATGTTTAAAAATAAGCCAGCTTACAAGACAGAACATAAAAGTAACTGTACCTTCTGTGATTGCAGATCTTACATTTGAGATTATATTTAAACAGCTTTCCCAGTCATCAGGATCTTTGCCTTTATAAGAAGCAAGATCTTTAACACAAGATACAACATAAGGTGATGCAATCATGTAGCTTGCAATAAAGACTGAGTATAAGGTTAAGATAGTGCTGAAGCAATTCTCTCTAAATAAATCAAGTAAGGTATTGTTTAAAAAATATGAATCTAAAGTAAGTAGGATAATGCTTAAGCAAAAGATTATGATCCAATCAAAAGAGCATGATTTACAATAATCAATAAACATCTTAAGCATAGCTTTTCTAACCTTTAAAGCATTTTCTTATTAAATCAAATATATATCTGATGTAGCTATCTGAGTTACTATCTACATTCTCATCCAACTGTTTCTTAACGACGTTGATTTCCTTAACAGAGGTCTTATCTTGAGACTTAAATACTTTTTGAGGGGAAGTTTCTGTACTAATGGTTTTCATTTCAACCTTTGCCATTCCAGAGTCAGCTAAATCAGCAATACCTATAACATCAGGATCATCGTCTGCAAGCACAAGTCTGCCTTTTGACTCTACAGTTTTAAACGATGATTTATCAGCTTGAAAGTTACTCTGCATCCTTCTTAATACAACATTGGCTGCTTGCGTTTGATGAGGCATGTTTTTACCATAAACCTCTACAAACAGTTCAGATATAGTTCCTCTATTTTCTCTAATAAAGTTCCAGTAGGTCTTTGATTCAGACATTGCCATAAACTTTAATTGGATAAAAGATTTAGAAAGAGGAGTTCTAACTTTGTTAAAAAGATTTTTATCTATCATATTAAAAGATAAATTATCTTCTTCAATGCAAGCAATTTGACTTTCAAGATCTATGAAGATATTTGAATATTTTTCCCAATTGTTTACAAGTGTTGTTGTTTTTAAATTAGCTTCAAGAATTGAAGTTTGTCTTAATTTTCCAAATCTAAAGAACAAAAGTTTTTTATCATCATCTTTGAATATCAGTCTTGTTGAATACTTTTCTTTAAGATTAGAATTATCATCCTTTTCTAATTCTTTGATAATCTTAAGTAAGTTTTTCCAAAATAAGTTTTGCTTGTTGTCCTCCAATTCCTGTTCAGATTTGCCTGTTGTTTCTTTTATGTTGAAGGTAAATAACGAATGTTCTACACATAGATGGAATCTATAACAAGTCAATTGCATAACACACCTCTCTCTCTTTTCTTTAATGCTAGCAAAGCTAAGTGAATTATGCTGTGCTAGCAATCACTAAATATTTAAAACTTTAACTACCAAGCAAACAGCTTAAAACTAACTTCGCCATTACTCATCTTTAACCTCCACTCCAAAAGGGAACCATTCACCAGCGAGCTTAATATCAAAAGTCTTAACCAGGTATTTAGGAGTAAAACTATTTATAAAGAGTAATCTATTAGTTTTTGTATCTACTTCTAAATTTGTGATTGTAATCTGCTTAGTAATATTAGGTTTAGCCTTGTATCTAAGACATAAATCGCTTCCAACGTAGCAATAATGTTTTACATTGTCTTTTGCTAAAAGCTCATCAACTTCTGCTATAGTTCTAAAAGGTCTGTATCCCTTTTCTTTTGGCTTATTCTCTTTTACCGCATTTAAAGGTAAGAAAAAAGAAAAATCACCATAAAAAGCGGTTGAAGAAAAGCAATTAGCTTGATTATCACGGATATATTCTATCTTTGAGTATTCGGTATCTCTCATGTCATATAGATCACTGATATGATTGCAAAAATACCCCTCATCACCAATTTTCACATCATTTCTAGTATTCCATGACTTAACATCTTTAATATCAAATTTCATTTTTTATCCTCACCGTTGATAAATCTATCCAGTTCAACCAGAGCAGCGCAGTGACTTCTTAAGAAGTGGTACACAGCGAAGGCTTTGTCTCTGTAGTCGATCATCTTTGTCACTAAAAAACACAAAATCACAAGATTGAATACAGAGAAGGTCAGAGCAATTTTTGTCATAAGCTCGTACATAATCACCTCAAATCTTAAAACAAACCACTGTCGTCATCGGAGTCCAAAAATGCTATGAAGACTGCAGCGAAAACAACAGGCGACTAATATACCCAGCATCATTTAAACGTTCTCCAATTTCAGCTTTTTAGCCAGAGCCTTTATCTCTACGAGTTGGTGCTGGTTAAAGTAAAACTCTATGAAGTCGGAGTGCTTTTTTTCTTCATCCATCTGCATTTCAATGAATAGCCTGTGATTAAGCAGCGCACTATGCAGAATGTCACGTTCTTCAGGAGTCAGCCTAACGCTTAGATTTTTCATTTTCCTTTCCTTTTTATCGCGAGATTCAGCTTTGCGACGGTGATGGCCACCTTGGTAGCCTGTGCGTTCTGTGATCTCAGCTTCTTGGTGTTCAGGATTCCGTTCTCTTCCTTACTTACGAGAGCGAGATTTGACAGCTTGCAGTTGCGGGTGTTGCCGTCAAGAAATATAACCATCATTCCTTCAGGTATAGGGCCATGAGCCTGCTCCCATACAAGGCGATGCTTGAATATCCAACGATCCCATTGCTCGAGATCGGGACCATCCTTAACCTTCACCAGCATATAGCCGTCACGAAATACCTCCGTACCTACAGGTACCTTGTTATGAGCTACGCCGCCTTTTTTAAACCAGTTACACTTGATTTTTTCTCGGGTTTCCTCGCTAAGCGTGCGACCTTTACCGTGGGAGACCCCAGACTCAAACTGTCCGGTACGACCTGTGAGAATACCATGACGCTTCATGACCCCTTTCAGCATTCCATAGGTGACTGCTCTCCCAAACCGCACGGATAAAATATCCGCGGTCTCCTGCAGGGAATGTGAAGGAACCAGCTCTCGGACTGCTTTAATAAACTTTCTCGAATATCGCGGAGGATTAACAATACCGTGCTCGCTTTTATAGCTCTGCATTCCGGCAGTGCTGATAGATTTATCCAAACCAAAGCGCTCAACGCAGCGACGGGCCATCTCGGAATTTGTGACCCTTTCAGAGGCCATCTGCCTTACAAAGTCCTGCATTTCAGGAGGGTAACGTCGGTTCATACCTGAGTGCCTTTCTTATCTTTACTGATGCCCAGCAGCGTTTCAGGCATAGCCTCAGCGCCAAACCTGCCGCTCTCGTTTAAAACCTTCACCGCACGAAGCTGGGTGTCGGCGTTATGCAGAATGGACTCAGCCACACCAACGATAGCTGTCGAACGCGATACCTCGGAGGTGAGCTCGTCCCCCTTCAGGCTCTCATCGTTAAGCCTTTCGAGTGCAGCGAATAAATGATTATTTAAGTCATTAAGTGAATTCTTCATAGCTGACCTCTTTCAGATTCATTTAGTGAAGTCTCCGAAATTTCACCCGTGCTGTTCACGGTGTCAGACTTACCCTTTGCTACGGCATCATCAAACTTCTTGGCAACCTCGCCACAGTAGGAAGCAAACGCCTCGTCATACCCTACTGATTCCTGGTACTCATGCAGAAGGCATGATACTGTCTCTGCAAGATCTGCGCTTAACTCAACCTTCATTCTGTCATCTCCAATGCTTTGGGGGTAGGAACTAAACAAGCAATCGAGTTCATGCTGTTCAGTATTCTCTGTAGTCTCAATTTATTTAATTTAGACAAATTCTTAATCTTCATAATTTCTTCTAATGATTCTTGACAATAAAAAAGTGATTCAAACAAGTCGTGCCTCTTTTTGAATGGCAAGATAAGATCAGTCATTTGAGTTCTCGCTACAAAATATAGAGAAACTATCTCGCCATTTTTTAAATCAATAAAACCAAAGTCTTGTTCTAGCTCCAATACTATCTGTTTAGGAGTTGTGGCTAAATCTTCTAAAAACCTTGAACACATTCTTTGAAGCAACTTAATTTTTGAACCATATTCAGGATCCTCATTATTGGGAAACTGTAAAAATCCGTTTGTAAAAATGGCGCAACGCTTATATTCATCTGGTATGTCATAGCCGGTTAACTCTCTCCAAGAAGCCTTGGTAAAACTAACATTTTGTTGAGCTTTGCTTGAAATAAATACTTGAGTTAAAGAGCTATCTAACTTTAGGCTACCTGGTAAACTAAAGTACTTTCGATAGATTTCTCTTTGACAACAAATGCGTCCGTTTAAAAATGCAGCATCTTTTAGAGCAAAACATATCACGTTGTATAGTTTGACAAAGTTAATTACAGTTGCCATTTTCTAAGCTCCAGTACTTCCAAATCCACCATCACCACGATGGGTATCAACTCCAATAACCTTACCTTCAATCATCTTGATATTTGGTAAAGGTAAAATCACCAACTGAGCAATACGATTGCCCTTAAAAATCTTTGTTACGTTAAAAGGCTCTAATACAACTCTGATTGAACCTGTATAACCAGCATCAACAACGCCAATTGGTGTACCAATACCTTTAATATTGAATGATGAGCGTGGACATACAAGACCTACATAACCTTCAGGAATTAGAATATGTACACCAGTATCAATGGTGTTAGCTACATTAGGCTCTAAAACCTGATCTTCTTTACAGGCAAGATCAAAGCCTGCATCACTGTCATGTGCTCGCATTGGAGCGCAAGCACCTTCATCTAATTCATATTTAATTTGCATGTTGTATTTTTCCTTCATTAACCAACTCTGAAATTCTGCTTACAGAGAAACCTCTTTGATCTTTTAAGAACATGAACTGACTTAAACGGATCTTGTAAAAAGAACAGAAAGCATCAGCTGATTCAAATACACGACCGTCACAGTCAACATAAGTCATAGTTGTTTTCTTGGTTAAATCACGTTCAGCTCTTTTACTGTCTTTTATCTGCTTTCCTACCTTGATACTCTGGGCAAATGAATTACTGTGCCATTTATCATTACTCTTCTTTGTTTCGACCTGTTTTACCTTAGTACGACCTGACATTGTTTCTAGCTTAATCTTGTAGTCCTCCTCTGCGTTTTTAAGTGCCATGTCGTAAGGTAAGTCATAATCTTTCATGTACTCATAACAAACAGCTCCGATATACTTTTCACGGTTCTTTACAAGTTCAGAAACGCTTTTGTAATGAATAAACATAGCAGTACCTTTTAAGCAGCGAACTCTAATAACTTCTGTCTGAACTGCTCACGAACTTTAAGATCTTTATCAAGTTTCAGGTTCTTAACAAACATCAAACCATCAAAAGCATCTAAAAGTCGATTTAAAGCTTTGGCATACTGCAAATCAGTAGATGCGTCCTTCTTTAGCTCAAAGCGAACAATTCGGGTTAATGAATCATCATTCAGATCGTTAATAATTGAATGAATAAAGTCATCAGCAAAACCCAGTGACTGCAACACCTTTGTACCGTTATAAGTGGCACCTAAGATTTTGAAAGTTTTATCTACATCTTTTGGCTGTTCTTGCACTGTCTGTTCAATAGATACTGTCTCCTCTGTCTTTGCTGTAACTGTTTCTTTACTCTCTTCTTGTGTCTTCTTAGTGTCTTCATTTTTATTAACTCTTAAAGGTGTGGTTAATGCCTTCTCCATACTCCAGTGATGTCTATTAACTCGATTGTCATATATCTTTGAAGGAATATGGTAAAACTCGCACATCTCTTTAATTGACTTAAACTCATTACCTAAATGATCTGTTACTTTCATCTCTAATCTCCCCAAAATTTGTCTGACTGTTCCTGTTGTTTAGCAAAATAAGCATCTGCGTAGCTGTCATCGCAAACCTCATCATCAGGATCGTAATCGTCATAGTCACGATCGTCTTCTTCGTAGTCCTCATCATCTTCATCAGGTACTTCAACCCAATCATCAGGTTCAGAAATACTTTCACTGCCTGCACGACCTCTATATTCCAAATGCATAGTTACTCCTGTAATTTTTCAATCTCATCTTCGTGCTTGAAGTACCACTGCAGTGCATACTTCTTACACATCAGCTTAAATTCATGGTTACTGATACCAAGCTCACTGACCATGACATCTACACTGTCGCCGTTAAATTCCAAACTCTGCAGCAATTCAGTAAATGTCATGCCCAGAGGCTTAACAATTCTTTTAAAGAGCTCATCAACGTTCTCATCTATACTCTGATAAACTCTTTTATTGCTCTTATAAAATCTTTCAATCTCTTCTGTTGTCCATCCTTCACGCAATCTTTTCTTTGCCGTGTTGCGTGAAATTCCTACAGCCTTACATAAGGCTTTTAATGTCATAGAACCCTCACGACTGATTTAAATACACACAATAAATCAGGACCAAAGAAACGCTGTCTTCTTCCAAATGTCATGACTCTGACCCCTCTTAACCTATTTTTTCTTTTTAAAAGCTGAAACATTGCTGTTGATATACCTAAAAGAGATGCTGCATCCTGAGCTGATACCCAGTTCTTAATGTTAGAAACTTCAATTTCAGTGGCATTGAGTGCTAAAGGCTGTTCCCTTTCTTCTTTCTTTAACACTTCATACTCTTTAATCTCTTCATCTGTTGGTATGTGACCTATCATCATCGGTTTTGCCATAACCAGCTCCTATGCCTCTACAGCAATTGAAGATCCGAACTCAAAACCTTTAAGGTATCTCTCTTCAAAGGTATGCACTATTCTTAAGAAAAGAGGTAATACAGAAGTGTTGTGTCTTAATGTGTCTGCTTTTATATAAAAAGCTGTCATGTTTAAATTGGTGTCAAAAACTCTGTAGGTAACGTTATCTACTGTCTGACTGTTTCTAATCATGTCGTCTAGTGCAGTAATCCAGTTAGCGTCACTGCATAGAGTTGTAAAATCTTCGCTTTCATCAATGTAACTAACTGTGAAACGGTGCTTTAATATGTCTAATCTCATTTTTCAATCTCTCTAATATTCAAAAAACTCATACAATGTGAACCAAAAGGCTAACAGTCCCATAGTGATGATTAAATCAACCGCTATGCGTTTAGCTTGCCTTAGCTTCTGTTGGTAACTTGGTGTCTTTAACATTCTTGAGAAGCTCCTCTAAGAGATCATCAGATGTAGCGTTATCTTTGATGGATACACGCTGATTAGCCTCATCTACAGCTCTTAAGAAGCTTGCAATAGCTTCTCCTGCTGTTTTCAGATTGTTGTTTGTTTCCTTACAGAACTTGGCTTTAGTAAGCATGAACTGACGTATCAAAGCTGTAGCAAGTTTCTGTACGACAAGCTTTTTAGAAACCTGAAAGATGATCTTCAAGAGGTTGATATAGCCATTTACAACCTGCTCTGTAGGTGCGTTGTCCCAGTGGAATGAAATCAAATCTTTTAGACGTAAAACAGCCATGCTTTCATCGTTTTTATCTGAGGTTGAGACAACAAATTCGTGTGTATCTAATTCGTAGAAGTTACTTACGATGCGGTCTTTAGTACTACCATCAAGAACAGTAATGCATTCATACTGTAGCTTTGTTGCTACCTTCTTATAGATTGGTTGCAGATATGGAGGTAAGTCAGAGATAACCTGTTCTTCTAGTGGCTTTACCTCAGTAGCAGTCTCAGCTTCAACCTTAGATGGTTCAGCTTCAATCTTAACTTTCTTAGCCTTTTCTTTCTTAGGAACAGGCTTAGCTTCAACAGGATCGCAAGGAACGAAAGGCTTATTAACTAAAGCGTAAGGATCAATAGATTCATCCTTAGTCATTGCTACAACGACATCACGCATTAATTGTTCAGAAATCTGAGAATAAAGGCAGTCTTCTCTATCTTTAAGTCGTTTTAGCTCAAAATCAGTATCTTTGTTTAAAGAAGCATTTGAAACATTAAGATACTTCGATGCTAGTTCTTTAGCTTTTTTAATTTCTTCCTTAAAAAAGATAAGTTCTTTACCAGCTTCAAGGTAGTCGTTCTTTAAGTCATCTGATATTGTGAGTGTTAGTTGCATTTTGTTTACCTGTGTATTTATAAAATCATTATTACGTAAATTTTGTATGTTTTAAATATACATCTGTCAAATACAAAATGCAAGATTTTATTTACATAAGTAAACAAGAATTTTTAAAATTTTGTGATAAAAGTTAAAAAGAAATAAAAAAAGCTACCTTTGTAGAGGTAGCTTTGAAGTTGTGTAAAGTAAAGAACTAAGAAACGTCTCCACAGCGTTCAATTACTTTCCCAATAATAATGATTTGATTAGCTTCTTCAGACGTTAATATCTCATCCTTATAAGTTGGATTATCCGACCTGATAATTAGATTTTTAAAAGTCTTTATAAGTCTTTTTACTCTAAGCGAATGATCATAAACAATTGCATAGATGCTATTATCTACAATCTGTTGATTATTAGCACAATCTACTAAGATACAGTCTCCAGCACGGATCAGCGGATCCATACTGTCACCTATAACTCTAAAGCGCTTACAGTACTTAGGATTGATTCCTCTATCAACGAAGTAAGAAAGCCTATAAGTAGCCTTTTCAGTATCTTCAATCTCATCATAAGTAGGCTCAGGCGCATCGCCACAACCAAATGTAACTCTGTACTCAGGAATTTGAATAAATCCTTCTGACACCTCTTCAGATTTATCTAACGGTATGATGTTCTGAGCTTCTTTCTCTCCTTCACCTGACACAAGCCAATCAGCTGATACATTAAGGACTGACGCTATTTTTAATAAAGCATCTCCTTTTGGAAGTTGTCTAGTTCCTTTTCTCCAGTGACTTACAGTACCTGGCGAAACACCTATTGCAGAGGCAAGCTCGTTCCCTTTCATTTTTGACTCGGAAAGAGCTATCGCCAAACGATCTTTAAATTCACTCATTTTTCATTCCAAAAAAATAAAACATTGTTGACATAAGTATAGTTTAATCTAAAAATTTTTCTTGACAAATGTATACTCACGTATATACTGAATTTATCAATGACAATATTTATTTACATACAGGAGATTTTTTTAACAATGCCAAAATCAAGACCTCTGTCTCCAGAGTTGTCAGTAAAGATTATTGATGACATTGGACAGGTTAGGCTGTCACAGATGCTTGGTATTACGCCTGGCGCTGTCTCGCACTGGAAGAAAAGAGGAATTCCATTCTACTACGTAGATTTTTTAATTAGACACTTTCCAAAAATTAACATTCAGATAGGAGTTTTAAATGAATAGTGTTGATGTTGAATCACAGCCTGCAACAACTGCTGCTGTTGTCTGTCAGATAGTAACCGAACTTGATCAAGTAAGAATTTGTCTTGATCAGATCCAAAAGAAATTATCTGTTTTTACTTCAGGTAAAGAAGGTGAAATTAAATATGTTGAAAAAAACTCAGTCACATTAAAAGAGCTAAAAGGTGTTTTAGCTCAAGTAATGGCTAACGGTAAAGAAGGTAAAAGCGAAGTGATCAAAATGTTTAACAAATACGGTGCTTCAAAGTTATCTGAAGTAAAAGAAGAATATTACTTAGCATTATATCAGGAGGCTTGTGAATGGCTGAATATTCCATTTTAATCGGTCAAGGCAGACAATCTTCTGAGCACTCTGTACTTAGTGCATCTTCTGCTCACAGATGGCTTAACTGTACAGCTTCTATCAAAGCAAGTGAAGGCATGCCTGACAATGTATCAGATTTTGCTCAGACAGGAACAAATGTTCATGAGCTTTGTTGTTATAAAGCAGCAAAACTCTTAGAAGCTAAAAACTGCCCTGCAAAACCTGAACATGAGTACACAACCGAAGATGAACTCAACGCATCTGCTTACGCAGACTTCGTTAAATCACATGTATCAGATAAAACTCTGCTAATAGCCTTAGAGCAGACTGTAGATTACTCAGAATTTACAGCTGACGGGAGCTATGGTACAGCTGACTGTCTGATCATTGATGACGATTCAATTACTGTTATCGATTATAAAAACGGCGCTGGTGTTAAGGTTGATTGTACTTTTAACCCACAGATGATGCTTTACGCATTAGGTGCTTACTCTGTTTTTAAAGATATCTTATCTGAAATTAAAACAGTAACTATGGCTATCTATCAGCCAAACATTAACAACATTTCAACTCAACAGCTAACTTTTGATGAGCTTATTAAAGCAACTGTCACCTTTAAAGATAAAGCTAAAGAAGCTCTATCTGGTAATGGCACCGCTAAGTGTGGTGACTGGTGTCGTTTCTGTAAAGCAAAAGCTGTTTGCAGTGAAAGAGCAAAGCAGTTTAGTGAACTGATTCAGTCTTTTAACGACTATTGCGAAAACGAAGATAACGCTGTTACAAGCTTATCAGAAGTTCAAATTCTTGAGGTTCTAAAAAAAGGTTCTGAACTTTGTGCTTGGGTTAAGGATGTTCAGGAATATGCACTTAACTGCGCCAAAGTTGGTAAGGAGTGGCAAGGATTTAAGCTATCTAGCAGATCAGTAAGGAAGTACACTTCAGACACAGAGGTTGCTATAGCTCTTCAAAACGCAGGTATTGACCCTTACGAAGTTGTTAAAAAACTTAAGACAATTACAAATGTAGAAAAAGAGTTAGGTAAGAAAAAAACAGCTGAAGTTTTAAACGGGCTGGTAGAAAAAGTTCCAGGTAAAGAAACACTGACAGCGGTTTAACACTGTCAGTAAACAAAATGTAACTAAGGAAAATTATATGTCAATTAAACTAAATATCACAAGAGGTGTGATCCAAAGACCTCAAAAAGTTGTGATCTATGGCCCTGAAGGTATTGGAAAAACATCACTTGCATCAAAGTTTCCTGATCCTCTGTTTATTGATACTGAGGGCGGTTCTGCTCATTTAGATGTTGCTCGTATTGAATGTCGTCAGTCATGGCAGGAACTTATCGAAACTGTAAAAGCAGTTGCTGAGCAGGATGTATGCAAGACTTTAATCATTGATACAGCTGATTGGGCTGAGCAACTAGCTGTTGAGCATTTATGTAAAAAGTACAATCAGCCATCTATCGAAAGTTTTGGTTATGGTAAAGGCTACACATACTTAAGTGAAGAATTTTCTAATTTACTGTCTGAACTCGAGAATGTGATCAAGTCAGGAAAAAATGTAGTTGTTACTGCTCATGCAAAAATGCGTAAGCAAGAACTTCCTGATGGAGATGCTGCTTTTGATCGCTGGGAGTTAAAACTCTCTCGTTCTGTTGCACCTCTGGTTAAAGAATGGGCTGACATGGTTTTGTTTTTGAATTACAAAACAGACATTCAATACACAGAAAACAATGTAGCTAAAGCCAAGAATGGTAAACGTGTGATGTACACAACTCATCACAGCTGTTGGGATGCCAAAAACAGACAAGGTTTAGCAGATATGCTTGATCTTGATTACAAGAACATCAGCTTTATCTTTGAACATCATTCTCTACGTGAACTGATGGCAAGAGATAACGTTACAGAAGAACAAATCAGAGAATTACTTAAAAAGAGTGATTCTTACAACCCTGATTTACCACTTGAGAGTTATACAAGCAAACTTGTACCTAAGTGGGAAATGATCCTTTCAAAATTATCTACTTTTTAATATCTGGAGAAATAATTATGCAAGATATTGGTCATACTTTAGATTGGGATGATGTTTTTACCCAAGATGGTCAGGAATTCATTATTTTAGAGCCTGGCATTTATAACTTTACTGTAAAAGAGTTCAAGCGTGGTCGTTTCCCTGGCAGTCCGAAGATCCCTGTCTGCAATAAAGCAGAATTAATTCTTGAGATTAATTCTGATAAAGGACCAGTCTCAGTTAAGAGCGACTTAATCATGTTCTCTTCAATGGAGTGGAAGATCTCTTCATTCTTACGCTCTGTAGGTCTTAAAAAACATGGTGAAACTGTAAAAGTTAAGTGGGATGAGCTTGTTGGTAAAGCAGGTCGTTGCTCAATTACCAACAGAAAATATGTAGACAAAAACGGAAAAGAACAGACAGCCAATGATGTTGACAGGTTCTTAGATCCTGAGAATGTTCAAACCACTATCAATGCTGTTCAAACAAAGAATGACGATGATTTGTTAGGATAGTAGCATGCAACTAAGACCATATCAGGAAGAAGCTGTTAATGCAGCTTTTAATGAGTGGCAAATGGGCAGGGGTAAAACCCTGCTCGTCTTAGCCACAGGAACAGGAAAAACTATCATTTTCTCTACAGTAGCTAAAAGATTTGTTGAAGCTAATCCATACTGTAGAGTGCTTGTACTTGCTCATAGAGATGAACTTTTACAACAGGCTGCAGATAAACTCAAATTTGCTACAGGTTTAGATGCTGACTTTGAAAAAGCAGAGCTTACAGCGATAAATAGTAGCAAACAGATTGTAATTGGCTCAATTCAGACATTAAACAATGAGAAGAGATTAAAAGCTTACTCTCAAAATGCTTTTAATCTTATCATTATCGATGAAGCTCATCATTGTTTGTCAGAATCATATCAAAAAGTACTAGGTTATTTCAATAACTCTAAAGTACTAGGTGTTACTGCCACGCCAGACAGAGCCGATAAAAAAGCTTTATCAAAGTTTTTTGAATCTATGGCTTATGAGTACTCTATCGCCAGAGCTATTAGAGAAGGTTATCTTTCTCCAATGAAAGCACTGATGATCCCTCTTTCAATTGATCTGACTAATGTTAAAGAGAGTTGTGGAGACTATGTTTTATCTTCTCTAGGAGATACTATCGAGCCATATCTACAACAGATAGCACAGCAGATGAAAAACTATTGTCTAAATCGCAAAACAGTAGTTTTTCTGCCTCTTGTACAGATTTCTCAGCAGTTCAGAGATTTACTTAATTCAATGGGATTTAGAGCTGCAGAGGTTAATGGAGAGAGTACTAATCGCAAAGAGATTTTAAAAGCGTTTGAAGAAAACAAGTTTAACGTGATCTGCAACTCAATGCTTCTTACCGAAGGTTGGGACTGCCCTTCTGTCGACTGTATCGTAGTTTTGCGCCCTACAAAATCAAGAGCCCTGTATACTCAGATGGTTGGTAGAGGTATGCGTTTATCAGAAGGCAAAACAGAATTATTACTGTTAGATTTTCTATGGCAAACTCAAAAACTTTCTCTTTGCAGGCCTTCAGCTCTTATCTCTAAAGATGAAGAACACGCTGAAAAAGTTAACGAAAAAATTAAAAATGCCAATGAAGCTGTAGACATCATGGAGGCTGAAGAAGAAGCTGACATTGATATTATCGAACAGCGTAAAAAAGCCCTGGCAAAACAACTTGAAGAACAAAAACATAAAAAAGCCAAACTTGTTGATCCTTTATTCTTTGCTTTTTCTATCAATAGTGAAGTACTTACAGACTATCAACCAACTTACGATTGGGAAAGTCAGCCAATTTCAGATAAGCAAAAAACATGTCTTGAAAAGTACGGTATTGATTATTTGAATATCAGAACAAAAGGTGAAGCCAGTGTTCTGCTAGATATTCTCTCAAGAAGACAGAACGAAAACCTTGCCAGACCAAAGCAGATCAGAAAGCTTGAATCTTATGGATTTAAAAACGTTTATCTATGGACATATAACCAAGCTACCCAGATGATAGGCGCTATTGCAGCCAATCGCTGGAGAGTTCCTCTTAACATTGTACCCTCACAGTATCAACCTAGATAAGGAGCGTAAATATGGAACAAATTAAAAAGAAAGATCTTATTAGCGCTCTAAAGTATATCAAGCCATCAGATTTGGATTATCAAGGATGGATCGAGGTAGGCATGGGGCTTAAAGAAGAAGGTTTTGATTGGACAACATGGGACGAATGGTCACGTGATGACGCCAGATACAAACCTCATGTATGTGAAACTAAATGGCATTCTTTTAATGGCTCTACTTCAAACATCACTGGAGCAACTATCTTAAAAAGAGCTATCGATAATGGCTGGTCACCTGCTAATGGTGGCTATGAATTATCTTTTGATGACTACTTTACAGATGATGAAATGCCAATAGCAAACAAAACACCTGTAGAGCAGTTTAGAGAGTACTTAACTACTCTTTTCAAAGAAGATGAACACGTCAACATTGTTATTGAATCAATACAACGTGAAGATGGTAAATGGACACCTTGCGCTAAAGGTGACAGCTCTCGCACTGCAGGTGAGTTAATCAGAGAGCTTGACAGACATCCTAAAGATCTTGGAGCTACCATTGGAGATTGGAATGAAGAAGCTGGTGCTTGGATTAGATTTAATCCTTGTGACGGTAAAGATGTTAGAAACACCAATACTACAGCTTACAGGTTTGCTTTGGTTGAATCTGATGAAATAAGTATCGAAGAACAGAGAAAAGCTTATATTAAGTACAATCTACCTATAGCAGCGCTCGTGTATTCTGGTACAAAGTCACTCCATGCTATTGTCAGAATCGATGCTAAAGATGAGAAAGAATATGCTCAAAGAGTATCTTTCTTATATCAATTCTTAGAGGATAAAGGCTTTAAACTCGACACTCAGAATAAGAATGTAATGCGCCTTTCAAGACTACCTGGTGCAAGCAGAAACGGTAACATCCAAAGTTTAGAAGCTACAAATATAGGTGCATCTTCATGGTCTGAGTGGCGTAATTCTCAGGATGATTCAGAAGCAGATCTGCCACCAATGGAATCTCTTGATTCTTACTTTGCACATCCTACCGAGTTACCAAAACCAATCATTGACGGTATTCTGCGTCAGGGAAGAAAGATGATTTTACTCGGAGATTCTAAAGCTGGTAAGTCATTCTGCCTGATGCAACTGGTTGTAGCTTTTGCAGAAGGCTCTAAGTGGTTAGGCTGTAAGTGCGAAAAACTAGATAAAGTTCTTTATATCAACTTTGAGATTGCTAAAGACGCTGCTAACAAACGTTTCTTAGATATCTACAAAGCTTTAGGCTTACCTACAGATCCAAAGAAAAACAACTGTAAGAACATTATCATGTGGCACTTAAGAGGTAAAGCTGTTTCTATTAAGAGCTTATATAAGAGCATCATTAGCGGTGTTAACAATTACTCAGGGATTCAAGCTATTGTTATCGATCCTATCTATAAGATTTTAGGTGGTGACGAAAACTCAGCAGCTGATGTTACAGAATTCTGTAATGCAATGGATAAAATTGCTGTAGAAACAGGTGCCAGTGTAATTTATGCCCACCACCATGCAAAGGGGGCTCAGAGTGGAAAGAAGTCAATTGATAGAGGTTCAGGATCAGGCGTGTTAGCTCGTGACCCTGACGCTATTTTAGATATTTCTGCATTGGATATCACCACAGTTGATAACAGTAATAATACTGAATCAAAGATTTCGTGGTCAAGCTCAATTACTGGAGACAACCAAAATGCATTTAGAGTTACAGGCTCTCTGCGTGAGTTTAAACAAATCAATCCTATCAATGTTTGGTTTAATTACCCTATCCACGTTGTTGATACAACAGGAGAACTTGAAAAACAGTTCTTGGAAGGAGATACCAGAAACAACCTAAAACAAAATCAAACCAGCCCTCAAGAAAAAAAGAAAATACTTAGAGATGCATTATTAATTCTTGATCCTGCATGCGAGGGTTGTAATGTTACTGAGATATCAGAATATATAGGCAGAACACGTAAAACCACACTTGCGTGGCTTAAGCAATGCGGTACTGCTTTTCAGCAACAAAAAAATCTATGGTTTACGGCTGAATCTCTAGCCAGAAAATTAAGACATTTACCTTCTATTGAAGATGAACTTGATTAGTAAATATGAATATTGTTATAGAAATTGAGGTGAGTAATGACTGTTTTTGATGTGAGTAAAATGGGAACTTTCACCCAATTACTCACAGTGAGTAGTCTACTCACTCAAGTGAGTAAAATGGGGATTTTCTCCTTTTACTCACAGTGAGTAAATGGGTAAATCTCCGTATTACTCACAGTGAGTAAATGGGCGTTTTTCCGTCTACTCACAGTGAGTAAATCGGGTATATATATATAAATATATATAGGGTATTAAAACCCCTATATATTTATACATATATCTGAAAGCGACTACCCACCCTGAGTAGAAAATTTTTACACTACTCACTTTTGACAAGTAAAAAATTTGAACTGAGAAAAAAGACAACTTGCAAATGGTTGTTCTGGCTTTTTAGTTTTGATGTGGTAGTCAATGGTATTTTGTTTTATGGTTGATAAAAGGTGATCTATGCGCATAAGAAAGCTATCTTACGAGTTTTTAAATTCAGTCAGGACAGGATATAATTTTTCTGCGTGGGTAGAAGCGTTTGGACACTGGGCAAGAGTTGATCTTGATAATCCGAAAAACTACCGTTGTTGGCTTGGGGCTAAATTTCACTCAGAAGGGGCTGTCGAGCACAAGAGATATATTCCTATACGTGACGATGAGGCATTAGCCCTTGACGAGGCTTTAAATGGTGTCTGTGGGCAAAATAAATACTACAAGTCACTCATCGAAGAGTTTGTGATCAAAGAAAGTTCATGTTTGGACGTTTTAAGATCAAAATGGATTGGTCGCAGGTACAAGAAATTAAACCGCCAGTTTAACTTGAAAACTCTGATTGAAGACAAAGAAAACCTTTACGAAGATATACGTCTGGTGCTGATGGAGAAATTGGTGATGAGAGATGAGTGATACTGAACACAGTATGCTTTATTTTGGTTTGGTATTATTAAATTGAAACATTGAGGTGCTTTTATGACTGATACAAAAATAGTTAATTGGACACAAGTTAATGGTTTCTTTGATGTAGAAGGCGTCACAGAAGACACTCTTGATAAGCTTTGGAAAAACTTTGATGTAGAAAATCTCGATTTAGCTGATATTGAATTTAAGATCTATGGACCTAATTACAATAGTTCTATACGCTCTGATTTTGCTGAAGGCATAGCTTCTTTTCAAAGCATTTTTAACAGACAGCTTTTATTTATTCTAGAGGATAAAAATCCTTACAGGCAGTTGCAGAAAACAGACAAAGAAAACTTCCTGTTTTACATTTCGATTCAGTCTGGATGTACTGACGTTATATTAAAAACCACCAAACCACTCATCAATGTTCTAGCTAAGAAATTAAAAACAATGAAACCTTGTCAAATTTGTATTTTTTTCTTTATTTTAGCTGCTATATATGAAAGCCCAAAGTTTTATGAAACATGGACCGAGTACAGCATAAAAAAACAACAGTTAGAACAAGAACGTTCTAATGCTAAATTTGAAGCTTTGATGAAATTGTCAGAGTCAGATGTATTCAAACGTTTTGTTAATTCTCAGGATTATCAGAATATTAAATCTCTGATCCTTGATGATGTAAGTAACCAGCAAATCAGAGCAACTAATGAACTTATCAGGAACACAGCTGATGTGGAAAGGATTGAGCTTAACAGTGAAAGTTATAATGTGAACGATATAAAGAGAATTAAAGAAACACCTGACGAAGATGTTATACCATCAGCAAGTAAGTTTGTTGAAGGTGAATTTTTAGTCACATCTATTGATAGACTGCACTACCCTTACATAAAACTGCACTTAAAGTCAGTTAACAAAAAAAATGCAACTGTTGATGCTTCTTTAAATTGTGAAGAAGGCTCTTTAACAGATGAACAGATTAAGTTGATTTGGATGTACTGCGAACAAGGACAATCACTCAACTTTAAGTTAAATGAAACCATAGCTAAAGATGGTAAAATTAAAAGTGCTTACGTAGAATACGTTTCAACTCTGTAGCAAAGTAAAATTAAAATGAGAATTGATTACAACATCTTACGTGAACTGTTGAAAGCTATTGATGAAGACAGATTGCCTGAGTTTGTTAAAAACCTAGGCAATGATACTTCATGGCAGGACAAAATCACAGATCCTGATTTACTTGAAGAAGAAACTGAACTTAGACGTAAACTATATCTTGGTAATTTAAAGGTTTTAGTTGATGAAGGTTTTATTGATGGAGTAAGTGTTAGAAAGTCTGTAGATTTGAAGTATTCTGTAGGTTTTGAAGATCCAATGATTACAGTCAAAGGGTTATCCTTTTACGCAGGAATTAAAACTCCTAAATTTCTCAGAAAGTTAAAAGAGTTTGTTGAAGATAATGGTTACGCTCTAACCTTTCAAATTATTATTGACTATGCTCCAAAGCTTTTTAGTGAACTGACAAAAGATTACTTAAAAAAATAGGCAGTATTTTCTACTGCCTATTTTTTACTTTCGCACTAACAAAATTCAATCAGTGGATCACAATATGGATCACAAATCTTTAAGATTAAAGATAACTGATTGAATTTTAAATAATATAAATACAATGAGGGATTATCTATCTTATTTTTAATCAAGTAATGTAATTGGAAAAAATAATTTATATC